TTTGTTCCGGTAGGAACTAGTGATGGTGCGGGTATTAGATTTAACTACACCAATAATGATGGTGAAATGGAGTTTTGGACTTCTGATGATTATAGTGAACCATTTGTTTGGAGAGCATACGATGTAGGTTTAGATGGGACTGGAAACTATCAAGAGTGGATGAAACTCTACCAAAAGAAACTTTATATTGACGGTGAGGAATTAAGTAAAACAAACATACAAAACTTTAAAACCGCATATGGATGGGGAGACCACAATACTGCAGGGTACATAACAGGATATACCGATACTAATGAATATACGACAGGTGCCACTTTTAATGGTGGTTCAGGTACCCTTGAATTCACAAGAAATGATGGAGATACTTACAGTGTAAGTATAGCATCAGCCCTAATAGACGTTACTGTAACGGGTGGTACATATAACAGTGGTAATCAGATACTAACCTTAACCAAATCAAACGGAAGTACCGTAGATGTTTCAGGGTTTGCGGTTGATACAGATGTTAACTGGTATACGACAAGTGCATCATTCAATACGGGTAACGGTATTATAACAGGGACACACCATGGAGGTACATGGACTGTCGCTATTGATGGTAGGTATGGTTTAAAATCACTTTCAGAAAATAAAACATATACAAGTGGTGGTAATGCTGTTGGTTCCTATTTAGGTGGACACTACTCAGCTGGTGGTACAGAAAAACCAAATTCAGCAACGTTTGGATCAGGAAAACTGAAGATAGCGATGCTATCAAACACTAACCTTGGATTCGGGGGATCTTGGAATGATGTACTTTGGATTAGTGCATATAATGGTGGTGATGTAAAAGGGTCACACGCATTGGTGTTCGACAAGTACAGTACAAATGTTTACGTCTCTGACCAATCATACGACTCGGCGTCATGGGGTACTGGATACCAATTATGGCACACCGGACACTTTCAACAAAGTAGTATTAATAATTGGAATACCGCATATGGATGGGGAGACCACTCAGCGGCAGGATATGCATCAGGTGACTTCCTACTAAAATCCGGTGGAACTATGAGTGGTGCCATTAACATGAACGGTAGTGGTATTAATATGGTTAATGGTTCAATAAGTAATGTTAACCATATTACAATTGCAGACCCAGGACCAACAGAAGGTATCGAATGGTTAGGTGGTAACGGATTTAGAATTGTTGAATCACCAAATGATCTAACAACAAACAGTGGTGGTAACTTACAATTCGTTAAATCAAGTACAAGAATATTAACTTTAGGATCAAATGGTCAGTCAGAATTTACTGATAAACTAACGTTGACATCATCCACATCGGGATCAACAATATTCGATATCCAAGGTACAAGTGGTCAGTTATTCTCAATTACAGATGATTTAACAGGTGATTTATTTGCCGTCTCTGATTCGTCAGGTGTTCCAATTTTTAATGTTAATGCAAGTGGTGCTATTACTATTGACCCACTTGGTTCATTATACGTTGGAAACAATAAAGTAATTAACGGAAGTGGTAATATTGAGTTTGATGGACCTGTAACCACATCCAACCAAGGTAGAGGTATCTATTGGACAGGTTATGATAAAGAAGATACCACAGATTCCTCAGATACCGCACATATATTACACACAAGTAATAGTGGTGGATTGTCAGGTTCTGTCATTGAGATTAAATCACATAACGATGCGACTGATGGTGTTAACTTTGTGGTTAATGGTAACAGTGCGGTTAGAATCAACGGTAACATTGTGGTTCACGCAGGTAACTATACTTCATACCAACAACACCCAACGATCACCGCGGCTACTTCTTCAGATAACTCGGGTAGAACATATATACAAGACATCTTATTAGATGGTAATGGACACGTTACGGGTGTTACAACAGCAACAGAGACAGTCACCGATAGTGGAAATGATAATGATATAGATTACATAAGTGGAGCTACGTTTGATGATGCTACAGGTGTAATTACAGGTACAGGAACAGGTAATGCTGGATTTACTGTCGATATTGATGGTAGGTATTTAACCTCTGAAAGTTATACAGCCCACGATAATATTACTGCGGCCACATCTTCTAACAATAGTGGTAGAACGTATGTTCAGGACATTTTAGTGGATGGTAACGGACACGTTACGGGTATAACTACGGCCACAGAAACAGTCACCGATAGTGGAAATGATAATTACTATGTTGATGGATTAAGTTTCGATACTAGTACTGGTGTTCTTACGGCGAGTGTGAATGGGGCAACTGATCAGACAGTCGATTTAGACGGTAGATATGCATATTCATCTCACGACCACAATAGAATTACCGAGAACTCATCAATTACGTTCGGTACGGGTCAATTCCAATGGATGGATCAGAGTGGTGCGGGAGGTACAGGTATGAATGGTGAGGCACCACAAAACCCAAATACTGATTGGCACCACCAAATAATAATGAACCACGCAAATAGTGCTGGTTACTATGTACAAATGGCGTTTGATTTCCATGATGACCAAGTATGGTTCCAAAGAATGGAAAATGGTTCATTAGAGGGTTGGAGAGAATTTATACACTCAGGAAATATTGGATCCCAATCAGTGAGTTACGCATCCACAGCGGGATCAGCAGATATGATTGATGGTGTCGCATTTAGAAACACAAATTCAGGTGCAGGGATTGATGCGGACTCCTTAGATAGTGCGGGTATCACATACTACACAGGTGGTGTGACAAACTTCTCAGGTAACGCAACTGACGGAGCACTCTACTCACAAATATATAGTTCAGCATGGCAACATCAAATTGCGGGTGACTATAGAAGTGGACGAATTGCGGTTAGAGGTAAAAATAGTGGTACTTGGCAATCTTGGAAAAAGATACCGGCGGTTAATGTTTCTACATTCAGTAATGTGGGTACCGTTACTTTTACCCATGGTTTAGGAACCGACAACGTGATTGTACAGGTATATGATAGTAATGGTGATTTATTTTTCCCTTCGGCAATAAATTCTTTAAATGGGGTGGTTGTGGTTAAATTTGAAACAAGTAGATCAGGAAGAGTAGTCGTAACAGGATAAAAAAGAGTTAAATGATTAGAGAAAACGTAATAGTTAGTGGTTCACTTGACGTGAGTGGACAATTTATCATACCAAGAGGTAGTAGAGGGGAAAGACCCACTTCACCTGAGACAGGTTCTATGTACTTAGAAGAATCTACAAGTGGTAGTTTCGTTGTTACATACACTGGTTCATCTAATTATGATGATGGTTGGGAACCCGTGGGTTCACAAGATACTGACAGAACAGGATTCAAATACAGACAAATAATAAACTATTCATATTTGGCAGGTGGATATAAGTCAGGTTCACCTTGGAAGAATGTACATAAAACAATTAACGCAACTGACCAAACATCTCACTTAGGTGAGTTATTAGATTACCCCGCAAATTATACCTCAGGAGTATGTAGTAAGACTAAACTATTCTTATGGTCAACAAATACAGATGGTGGTCATAAAGGGGCTACCACAATACATTCAACTCACACATCTGGTATTGATATGGTGAATGAAACAACATACGCACACCAATCTAAGTGGGATTTATTAAATGCAAGGGATGATTGTGGAACTTTGTTTAAGGAAACCGAATTTGCATATGTTTTTGGTGGATCGGTAGCTACTGTAGAAAAATTTAATTTAACTAATGAGACAATGTATACCACTTATTATCCAGGTGGGTCACCTTATGTTACAACAACATTATCCATTACGAGTACATTAGGTTCTTCAGGGTTTTCTGATGAAAACTATGGTTATGGGTATGGTTCTGAAAGTGGAAACAAATGTCACTTTGCTACTGATGTGTTCGAGACAAGGGCATCCTCATGGGCATCTAGTGGGCAACAGAAAGGGATAAGTTCTAAAGTTGGTAAAGGTTATTGTGGAAATGAAGGTACATATAATGGAGGTTACAATTTAAGAAGGTGGGACGTTTTCACTGAAACTAATATTGGTAATGTCCCTAAACCACATGCAAATTGTGGAGAAGAGAATTTCACATTAGGACAAGACCATCAATACATGTTAGCAACATATGATGGTACAGGTCAAACAAATACAAGTTGGAAATTCTCATATACGACAGATACGGGTACGGTAAATCCTGCAGGGTTAGCACCAGGTGTTAACGCAGGTGCATCATCAGGACATTGTGGTTGGAGAAATTAACTATTTATAGATATGATATTTGAAAATTTAGAAATTAGTGGATCATTAAGAGGACAAGGACCTACAAGACCTCCTTCAGGTTTGAAGGCGAGTAGACCATCTTCACCAGAAAACGGGTCCCTATATTTGGAAATGACAACCTCAGGTAGTTTTGATAATAGTTTCTTGATGGTTTATACAGGTAACGGAAACGATGGTGGATGGGAAAGAATTTCAAATCAAAGTAATTTTGGTAAAACGAGTTTCAAGTACAATCAGATAATAAATTATTCATATCTAGCCGGTGGTTACAAATCAAGTTCACCTTGGAAGAACGTACACAAAACGGTTAATTCAACAGATCAGACAACTCACTTAGGTGAGTTATTGGATTATCCTGCATCATATACCTCAGGAGCATGTAGTAGAACTATTTTCTACGTATGGTCTGTTAATAGTGATGGTGCATGGAAGAGTGCGGGTAATGTACATGGTACAACCACATCAGCGGTAAATATGATAACTGACACCAACTATGCACATACTGCGGCGATGGATACAACTATATCAAGAAGTGATTTAGGTACTATGCATAAAGAAACTGATATGGCATACCTTTTTAGTGGTGGTTCGGCAACCGTGGAGTTATTTAACTTAACCACGGAATCTTTACATACCGCATATACATTAACAACAATAAACGGTAGTGACGGTGCTTCCGCATTTTCAGATGAACTTCATGGTTATGGGTGGACTTCAAGTGCTGGTGTTAAACTAAACTTCGCAACTGAAACATTTGCAACCTCGGATCGTTGGGGTAATCACTCACAACAGAAAGGGATTAGTTCTAAAGTTGGTAAAGGTTATGCTGGTAATGAAGGTTCTTATAATGGAGGTTACAACTTGAGAAGATGGAGTAATCAAACAGACACAAATATTGGTAACGTCGTGAAACCTGACGGAAATTGTGGTGAAGAAAACTTTACTATGGGTCAGGATTGGCAGTATATGTTAGGTAATTATAATGGTTTACAAAATAATAATTCGTGGAAATTCACGTACGCAACAGACACAGGAACTACAAGTGTTACAGGTTTAAATCCCGCGGTAAACCCGGGGACTTCCTCTGGACATTGTGGTTGGAGAGAATAAAATAAAAAGAATATGATATACGAAAATATGTCCGTTAGTGGTTCACTTAAAGTGGACAGAGTCACTGCAAGACCACCAAAAGGTGTTAAGTCACAGAGACCGTCGAACCCATTATCCGGTTCTCTATTCTTAGAAGAATCATCCGAACACACAAATTACCTTATGGTTTATACAGGTGTTTCAAATATAGAAAATGGTTGGGAACGAATATCGGCACAACAGAATGAAGGAACTAACTTTAAGTACAGACAAATAATTAATTATTCGTATATGGCTGGCGGATACAAATCAAGTTCACCTTGGAAGAATGTACACAAGGCAACCAACGCAACCGATCAGACAACTCACATTGGTGAGTTATTAGATTACCCTGCAAACTATACTTCAGGTGCGTGTAGTAAAACTATATTTTATATGTGGTCCGTAAACACCGATAGTGCACACAAAGGACCAACAACCCTACATAGTAACACAACTTCGGCGGTTAACATGATGACCGATACTAATTACGCACACCAATCTAACCACGACTTACAATATAGTAGGTCCGATTGTGGAACCATGTGGAAAGAACATGAGTTTGCTTGGATTTTTGCGGGTAACAGAACTGAGGTAGATAAATTTAATTTAAGTAATGAAACGACAATAACAAACTACGGGGTAACCTCGATAAGTAGTAGTGGTGGAGCGAGTTCTTTTTGTAATGAAACCCATGGATATGGATGGAGTACAAGTAGTATAAAAATGGAATTCTCTACGGAGACTATATCAAGTTCATCAAGTTCATGGTCAGCACACGGACAACAAAAAGGTATTGCGTCTAAAGTTGGTAAGGGTTATGCCGGTAATGAGGGATCTTACCAAGGTGGTTACAATTTGAGAAGATGGGATACATCTACAGATACCAATATTGGTAATATTCCTAAGTTAAGATCTAATTCCGGTGAAGAAAATTTCGCAATGGGACAGGATTGGCAATACATGTTAGGTTGTTATGGTAGTAGTCTTCAAAATAACGATAGTTGGAAGATGTATTATCAAACAGACACAGGTGTTTTAAATCCGGCGGGTCTCCCACCAGCAGTGAATGCGGGTACATCTTCAGGTCATTGTGGTTGGAGAGAATAATACCATTTTACACTTTATTTAATACTTTTTTATACTTATATTATAGTAAAATTTTATTATATGCAAGACTTTAAATACGAAAGAGATGGTGCAAACTCTAAACTCATAGAAATAGCGGAACAGGTATCATTTGCACTACCGAGATATAAGGCAGAGACTTTTGTTGGGGGAGCACAAATTACCCCATACGCAAAATTGAAACAGTGGTTACTTGAACTCAGAGGTCGTGAAGATGCGGTCGAACATTTAGAGTATACTGTACAAAAACAAGACTTAGAAATACAAATACAAGAGGAGAGTAAAGAATTTCTTACCGACCCTAAAAGAAAACAATTAGTTGACCTTAATATTGCGGATATGAAGATTGACCTTAGAAAGTTTAAAAGAAACTTGAAGGACGCTTATATTGAGAGACAAGGGTTTATTGATCTAATAAAAGATTTCTTAAACACTGATGATGCCAAATTACCTGACGGTTCTAATTTAATAGATGTCATAGGTAATAAAGATTTAGAAGATAAATTTGAACATGAGTATTGGACAGTCAGAATGGCAAAACAAGCCATGTTAGATATGATATCGTATGGTAGAGTGGGTACAGGTAACTTAGATTCTATTTTAATGATGTCGGCCGAACAACAGAAACAAGTTTTATCACTTGCTTCCTCTTACACAGTATTTATAGATAAGAACATTAATCAACTAATGTCTAACGCGACCACAAATAGTTTCTCAATTGAAGAATCGTTGAGAAATCAACTTAAGTTGGGTAAGGCAGATAAACCTGATACTGAAAAACTTTTATAATGAGACATATTATTTTTAAAATAACTGGTGAAATACCTGGATACATCAGAGTTGTTGGATCCTACATGAATTATTACTACGGTCGTATTGAAGATATATATGATGACATGAGATTAGATTTGGATAAGTTTAATGCGTCTGTCATAACTGAGGACGTTGGAAAAGGTTTTATTTTTGCGGACATATATAAAAGTTATGTAAGTATAAGAACAAATTCATCAATGATGGATGAGGTACCTGTTTTAGCTGAGTCTTCAGAAACTGAAGAAGAAAAAGTTAAATACACACTTACAGATGAGGACAAACAATTGGGTGTTGATTTTAATAAGGCGGTTCTTCTAAAGGTTATTGCGGATAGATTCTTTACGAGGTATAAAGATCTTATGGTTGATACGTCTGATTTAGAGAAAGATACGTGGGAGGAACAGAAGAGAGAGGCGTTCGCATATCAAGAGAACAGTAACTACCCAACACCTGTGATAGATATACTTTCAAGTGGTAGGGGTATTGACAAACAAGTATTGGTGGATAAGATTATATCTAATGTTACAACATATAACACAAAATTAGCAACACTACTTCTTGAACAACAACTTTTAGAAACAAAAGTTAAAAATTGTAACACTATAGCGGATTGTCACAGAGTAAGACATGAGAAATTTGGTGTAGGTATGAGTAGACAACAAAAGATTGATGAGGAAATTGAGACAACCCCACTGACACTGAAGATAGATTTCTAAAAATAACTAAATGAATTTAGCAATAAATGGTACATGTGCTAAAGGTTGTTCGTTCTGTTTTACAAAAGAAGATGCAAGACTAAAACACACTCTTGGTGAAATGTCAATAGAAAAGGTTGGTGAACTACTTGACCACTTTGACGTAAAAGGTTCTAGAGAAGAGGTTACCATTTTAGGTGGTGAACCGACACAACATTCAAACTTTATTGGACTAATGGATTATATAATCTCTAGAGGTTATAAAGTTAATCTTGTAAGTAACTTATTATTTGGTAAGAGAACATTAGATTACATAACCACTAATATAAGACATATTCAATGGGTCCTACCTAATGGTGCGGAGTTAGATGAAAAGAATAGATTAAATCTATTTAAAAAGAATTATCTATCACTCTACACGGCGTATGCCAATACGTGGGGTTTTGAAGAAAATCCAAGATTATTCATTGCACTAACACTATCGTCAGATTGGAAAGAAAGAAAAATGTATGATTACATAAAGTGGTTGTACCATGCGTTAGATGGTAAACTAAATGCAATAAGGTTAGGTTTAGATCTAACAGGTACCTATCTAATTAATAATAAGGAGATGGGTAAGGAGGTTACCAAGATACTTAAATTTGGAATGTACAACAATATAAGGGTTACATCCGATTGTCAAGTACCACCATGTTTATGGGAGGGTAAAACAAAAGAATCAATTATACAAAACTCATTCGACTTCGCCACTTTTAAAGTAAAAGGGTACGATAAGATATGTGGGTTTATGCCATTAGATATTTTTCCTGATGGTTCATCTATTCATTGTTATCCTTTACAAGATAAAGTTAAGATAGATAATGTATTGAAAATTTCGGGAGAAAATAGTATATTAACTCTAAGAGATGAGTTCGACGACCTTTATAGAGATAATCATAAAAATTATAAAATACCACAAGACTGTTTAGATTGTGTTTTTTACAAGACAGAATGTAATGGAATATGTGGGGGATGTTTAGAGAATGAGTAAGATTTTTTCAATACCGTTAAATCCAATGTTAAGTGAGCAAGCGTTCACACATGTATTCTACCCTTTTTTAAAGGAACATAAGGATTGGATTTATGATATATATTTCACATGTAGGATACCACCATTTACTCAAGATGCGATGGGATCAATCATAGATGATAATGACAGAAACTCTGTTTTTGAAAATGCAATGATGATACAAGAATCGTTAGGAATAAAAGTAAGTGCAACTTTTAATAACTTTAACGTATCACCAAAGTATGAAAACTATAAACTCTTTATTGATAATTTAAAACCCCTTTATGAGAAAGGGTTAAGGTCTATGACAATTCCTCATGGTCATTGGGTTGCTATGGGTCTAAAGGATCATTTTCCTGAGATGCATATTAAAAATACCATACTTAGGAAGGTTAATACTGCACAAGATTTTTGGTATTCCGCTGAACAAGGTTTTGATTATATTAATGTGGACAGAATACTAATGAGGGATGTGGAAGAATTGAAAAATATTAGAAGGGCACAACTGATGTTTCAACAGAAACACGGTAGGTATATTGAAATTGCATTACTAACTAATGAAGGTTGTTTAGGTAGGTGTCCCGTTATGGATGAACACTACTCATACAATAACTTAAGAAAACCAAACGAATTACCATACTTTCACCATGAAATATCTAAAGTAACTTGTGAACACAAATGGGAAGACGAGGTTGATGCATTCTTTTTTAAAACCGCAACAATTCCTCCATTCAAAGAGGAGTTTAATGAATACCTGAACCATGTTGACGTTTTTAAAATGCATGGTAGAGATAGTTTTGATAGACTTAACGAAACTATGGAAATTATTGAGTCATATTCCAAAGGTAAAGAGGTATTGTCGTCATCCTCTAAAACATATTTAGATGGTGTACCATACGAAGAGTTGAGAGGGTGGAGAAAGAAAATTAAGAAATGTAAATTTCAGTGTTGGGATTGTAACTACTGTGATATAGTGTCGGAACATAAAAAAAGAAAACTTAATGGATCTAATTAAACACATAGACGACTCAATTAGGTGGGGTGAAAGAGAAGTATCTAAACTTAACCAAGATGTATTGAATATTCACGGAATTACAAGTAACAAAGTAAGATCGTTACTCAACAACATATGTTCAATAGAGGGGACGTATTTAGAGGTTGGTGTTTTTAGAGGTGCAACGTTCTGTTCCGCCATTTATAATAATGATAAACTACACGCTATAGGTATTGATAACTTCGCATCACCTAACTTAATGCCGATGGGTGTTAGTCAAAAATTGGCATCGTACTTAAAACAAGGGTTAGATGTAACACCACAGGAAAACTTCATAGATAATGTTAATCGGTTTGGGGATCCCGATAGGTTGGATATATACAAAACAGATTATACAACCTTTGATTATTCCCAACTACCTAAATTAGATATTGTTTTCTATGATGGGGACACTAAGTTTCACGATCAGTATGTTACACTTAAAAAATTAATCCCTCAATTCTCAGACAAGACAATACTGATAATGGACGATTGGAATTGGGATAGTGGAGCACTTTATAGAATCATAGACGAGGAAAAATTGTTTGTATCACACCAAAAAGAAATCTTTACTAAGGGTGAGGATATGAAAGACTTTTGGAATGGAATTGGGGTATTTCTTTTAGAAAAGTAGTTGACTTTCATATAAAATTTATTTAAATTATCGTTAAATACTTTAAAAAATGAACAGAATATTAATATTATTATTAATCACATTATCTACCAATCAGGTCTTCGCACAATACACTTCGAGATCTCTAAATAACGGTCAAAAAGACAGTACAGAAGTGAAGTCACTTGATGAAGTGGTGGTCACAGCTAAAAAATATTCCCAATTTGAGTTGGTTGGTGAGAATAAACAACCCGCGTGGACTCTTGTTAGAAAATTTCCAGCAACAAGAACTTACATAATGGTACCTAAAGGTACTGTAATGTATGAAAAATGGTTTGACATGAGAACACCAAGAGGTGGTGATCCTACAGAGGTTAGGATGAGAGATGAGTTTGCATTTGGATTAGCCGAAAGATTAGAATTAGATTTATATATTCATACCGTCTATAAATCAGGTGGTTATGAATCCTCGTTTGGGTTCAGAGGGTTCTCATGGGAAATAAGATACGCACTGGCGGAGTGGGGTAAGATATGGGGTAACCCAACACTATATTTCGAACATAAATTATTAGATGGAAAGTACCAAGGTATTGAACCTAAAATACTTTTGGGTGATAGGATTGGAAAGAAGGGTATATGGGGTGTAAATCTTATTTATGAGGCATATACGGCACCTAATAGAGAGGATCAAAAAAGACAGTACGCATATACCGCATCTTACGGTAGTATAATTAATGACGATCTAACCATAGGAATTTCAAATATGTTTAGACATAATGATGTAGATGGTTCAAATGAATGGTATGTTGGACCCGCTGTACAATATAGGTTTAATGGAAACTCCTACCTTAACTTTGAGATACTACCAGGATTAAATCAAGACGCTAAAAAATTTAGAAATACCCTTATATTTGGATGGAGGTTTTAACGAATAACCAACACTTCCTAATTTACCTCTCATTTATAATGGTAATAACGGGAATCTTAAAAGAAAAGGGTTACCTATTAGATGTGTTTAGTTTAATACTAAAAACAGTTAAATCCAAGAAGGTCGTCTTATTTTTAATATCTTTATTTGGTGGGATATTACCCATACCTGGTAGGGTTGCGGTTTCAGCGGGTATACTCGACACCGTTGCACCCAAAGATAAACAAGGGAGAGAAAATTACGGAATAATTGACTACCTATCAACACACCATTATTACATATGGTCACCATTAGAAAAAACAGTCATAATACCTATGGCCATTTTAGGTGTTACGTATGGTGAATTAATGGGTATGGTGTATCCATTACTTATAATATCTATACTTGTAATAGGTGTATACATTTACAAATTCCAAGACGGAAACATTGAAATACCAAAACATCATCAGGTCAATTATAAGAACATATATTCAATATTCCTACCCTTCATACTAACATTAGTATTGGCGGGTCTAACGGATCGTTATTTACCTTTATTTTGTGGATTCACCCTTTACTTAGTAAGTTACTCCAACTCGTGGGGTAAATTATTAAAACACGTTAGATGGAGATTAGTTTTAAGTGTGGGTATTGTGATTATTGTTTCTAATCTTATTTCATTATATGGTAATGAAATAAAGACTAATTTAGGTGGGGTTACATCCGACCATAATATACTCTTAGTTGGTACGTTATGTTTTATAGGTTCTTTTCTATTAGGGTCATCAGGGAAGTACGCAGGGATAGTTTCATTAGTGACCTCCATTATGGGAATACAATATTTTCTATTCTTATTTACCATGTGCTATTCAGGTTACCTTTTATCTCCAACACATAAATGTATATATATTGGACAACAGTATTTTGGTACTCCAATTAAAAAATATTTATTATCCATTTCGGTTTGGGTAATAATTATGATTGTCTATAGTTCTTTAGACTTGACTTTTACAATTAAATAAACTATATTTCTAAAAAATAACATTATGTCAACAAAGTTAACAATCGATCAAATCCTACAATTGGACGCAGAAATAAATGGGTATACTAATCCTCAAAACGGTGAAGTAATCTATGAAGGTTTTGCAGCACAACCACTATCAATCTTATTGAAGTATGAACTTAGAGAACTCTCTGAGAAATTAAAAGATGAAAGAGGTAAAGTTGATGAACTAAGAAACGAACTAATTGAAAAGTTTGGTGAGAAAACAGAAGAAGGTGGTGTACAAATAACACCAACAATCGAAAAAAAGAAAGGGAAGAAAACTGAAACGGTTAAAAATCCTAAGTATGTAGAATTCTTAAATGAATATAATAAGTTACTTACTAAAGAGATAGAATTGGATCACCCAGTAATCACTAAGGACGACCTTAAAGATGCGGGTAAAACAAAAGACCAATACAATATCTTATTTAATTTAGTGGGGTAGTTTAAACTTTCTTTTTAATTATGATTTTCAAATTTCCGATTTGATATTCTCCTACATCGTAGTGTGGAATTGATAATCGGATTTTGTTTATTACATGAAGATCTTCCTCGTTCATTATTTCGGTCTCAATGATCATTACATCCACAACATCACATAATAAAAATTTAGATCTTAAATCATAGTTAGTGTTAGGTTGTTCATTTGCAATATATTCGGTGGGTGCAGTACCACCTAAATATAGTTTATCAAAATAAGGTTCCAACCTATATAAGTGTTTGTCACTCCTTAATTCAATACCCATATTAAACGTCGGATAATTAAAAATTTCATCTTCCCAATAATACAGTTCGTTGAATGTCGGTATTGTGATACCCCATTTACGTATAAAGTTACGTATGTTTCTGTGTTCACTTAATTTACTTTCTTCGGACCGCAACACTCTACTTGTTTTAGAAACAAAATGATATACTACAGCACACTCTGTTGTTTTAAGTGAGTAACCTTTTAATTTGGATCTAATAATGAAATCATCATCTTCACAGAAAAAAGGATCAAAAGTAAAACCATCAAATAAACCAACATCAATAAACGTTTTCTTATAACCCGACATAAAAAATGTACCCCCATTAACTAAGTCCTTTCTTTCCTTAACTTTGTCAACGTATTGGTCAAATAAGTGATAATTAAAATCGTTGAATCCTCTACCCAATTCTAATATAACTTTACCAGGTCTTTTATGTCCTTTAAAAATTGGGGGTTCAATAGTGGTATACGTGATAAGAGACTTTTCATCAATCAGTTCCGATAGATTCTCTAAAAAATTCTTACCGATCACCATATCATTATGAATCAAAACCAACTTATCGGTATCAACTAACTTGATGGCCGAATTATAATTGTCTGAGAAAGTTAATTGATCGTCATCATGTATATAGGAAAGGTTATCGTCATCCAAAGACTGTAACCAATCTAACGTACCATCTGTAGATCCACCACTACTAATAACCATAGGAGCGTCAGGGTATATATCTCTTACCCTTTGATATGTATTCTTGGTATAGTCTAAGTTATTAAAAACAGCAAGTACTAAAGAGATATCCATTATTTATTGGTGTTATCGAATATTGAAATGAATAGTCGTTCGAAGATCCACGGACCTAATACTTTATTGATACATAATTCATTAGCCCTTTTATAAAACTCCACACTTCTCATTCTAATAGTCTCTCTACTAACCGCAAATATTGCACCGGCGGTAAATGGATATAGTTCAAGAGGTGGATCTTCAAATAGTTCTACCCAAACACCATTTATATCCATACCTCCGTGATGGGGAGTCCCGTCTGGTCTCGAATGTAAAACTCTTTTAAAGGGACCATCACTAAAAAATAGTAATTGATTAGGTTTTTCAAAAACTATTGATTTGGTGGTATTTGGAAATTCTTTTAAGATCTCTTTGTAATTTCTAACGTGATCAAATGGGTGCCCTTGAGTAAAGAATACCCACTCACCTAAATTATCATAATTTTTTATTATGTGGGTTAGATACGTGTTACCTTCTCGACCAACGTTAGGTAAATTAATTGAACCTTCGATAGGTTCCCCTTTATTATATAAGAAAATTCTATAATCAGAAAACTCCGATAACCAAGTTATGTCTTCTCTATATCTACTTACAATTAAATCACCTTTGTAGTTCATCATAATAGTTATTTTGTTTCTCTTGTCGATCAATATTCTTATGATGTATTAAAGAAAATGATTCATCTTCAGGTAAGTTAGTGTACGTATTATAATTTACTAACCTCTCATGTACTTTACCGTACCATCTTATTCTACTCTCTCTTTTCCATATTCTTGCTTGAGAGTCAGGAAAATTAACCCACCCTTTTGAGTTGACATTCCATTTCCATTTCTTAATGTGTTCGTCAGTTAAACCTTCGACAGTATTCACTCTTGAAACTAAAAATACTTCGTTCTTAGGGTTCGCATCAATTATTGTTGGTAGGTAATTAATTAAATTTAAATGAGGTATTTCGTCCGCATCAATTTGAAAAATGTAATCACCCTCACAATAGTCTAATAATTTATTCTTCCACTCACCAAAATGACCATCAAAATAACCCCTCCACATTTGGAAGTTGGGTAATTTATTGTGTTTAACCAACCACTCGGCGATTTCATCAGAACCATTTTTTTGGTCATATAAAACCACTATGTTGTCACTTGGTCTTTTATTCCTAAGTAGAAATCCGACTAAACGTTTTATTTCCTCAAATTCATTACAGACAGTAATTGCGTAAGTAATTTTCATTTATAGGGTTTTTATATAGTCTTCCAATCTATCTTTAGGTGACCAACCTAATTTATTTAAAGTATCGTCATTCTCTCTTTTAGTGGATCTATAGTTACCTGGTTGATCAGGTATGTTAATTTTTGGATGATCACCAAACCTTTCAGTAAACATATTGTAAACCTGATTTATCGAGTAGTTCATACCTGTCCCCAATTCCCATGCATCCTCATGTTTTTCATTCCCTGTACCCACTTTATAAAGTGCGTCAACAATGTCAATGACATGAGTGAAATCTCTTCTTTGTTCCCCATCACCAACTATCGTAATAGGTTCCCCTTTTGATACTTGGTGTCTCCATATACCTATCACTGCAGCCCATGTACCATCCACCAATTCGTTAGGGCCATACACGTTATAAAATCTACAGATTTCGAAGTCACAACCATAAGCGGTTCTGTACATTTTGAATATATCTTCACCTGTTCTCTTATAAGTTGCATACGGAGATGTTTGAGGGTTGCACCATCTTGAGGAGGAACCCGCATAAACCACTTTAATATTGTTTTCCTTAGCCCAATCAGCAACATACTGACAACCACCAGCATTAACTCTAAATGTTTCAGTAGGATCATCAAACGAGGGTTGTATTCTTGACAACGCAGCTAAATGATAACATATGTCAAAATTACCACCTATCGAATTGATTTGTTCAATGTCATTGTAATGGTAATCACACCCATCTATTTCGTATTCCTTTAATCCCGTGGATAAATCATCAATTGAAGATACTTCATGCCCCTCACTCAATAATCTACCAATTAGGTTAGAACCAATAAATCCATTCCCACCTGTTACTAATATTTTCATACTATTCTTCTATTTTTTTTAACTCAGGTAAAACCAATTTAGTTTTCTTTGGTTTAACCGCGTTTATTATTACTGATTTTAAAATATCTTTAAACTTGACTGTCGTTGATTCTAAAGAGAAGTTACTTTCATTATCTTCTTTAAGAAGTTTAGACTTTTCTAAGAACTCTTCATACTTGTCTTTCACAATTTTAAACACCTCAACAACTTCACCGTAATTACATGTAAACCATTTAGATTCTTTAAGTATGAAATCATCTGAGGCACTCTCATGTACGTTGGTTAATTTACCACCTAACATTATTGCCTTATCCATTGGTAGGAAATCTTTGTGACCCGACCAATTAGATGCAATTATCGGTTTACCCGTCATAGAAAATTCTAACAGGGGTCTTCCAAATCCTTCACCCTTTGTTAGAGTTACCATTGACTTTACTTTAGGGTGATTATATAGGTCATTCATCTCATCATCGGTAAGTTGCCCAAATAACAAATAAATGTTAGGTGGGTTACTATAAGACGATGTAATCCTCTGTATCTTCTTTCTCATCACTTCCCTTTGTTTAATTGAGAAGTTAGCACTGGATGTCTTTAAAATTAATCCAGGAGAATCATCAACACCGTTAAACGAATCACAGAAACACTTAATTAACATACCTACGTCTTTCCTGTCTTGTCCGATGTCACCCTTTAACCAATGACCAACAAATAAGTAATTAAAATCATCTTCTAAGTCTAACTCTAAGTCTGATTCTTTCTCATAGTATATTGAAGTATCCACACCTTCATGAAGAACTTCTAAATCTACATTTATTTTATGTTGAGAGATTAACTTACCCGTTACTTTATCTGTTTCGTTATAGACGGTTTGTAGTAAAACATCTCTTGAGAAGGTGGATGTGGTTATAACCTTATCCATTCTATTTATCCCATCTATCCATTCCTTAGGTGCTGCGGTGGTTTCTATCCCCGCTGTGACACCAATATTATACTTACCTTTCCGTTGAAATTCATTAGGTACGGTCACTTGGATATACACGTCAGGTATGAAATCTAAACTACTTACAATGTTTTCCTCTATCCAAGTGTGAAATAAATTTACCTCGGGTTCTAAAGCAGTCATGGGGGTCTTACCCCAATTACAACTGTCAATGTATATGTCAAATGAGTCCATATCATATAAGGACTTTAACAAATCTCTTGAGTGAGAACCATAACCACTTAAGGTCTTAATTGGTCCTCTAAATAATAGTTTCTGTTTAATCATATAATTTTAAATAAACCTAATCTATTGGAAAATACTTATCCAATGTTGATAATTTATCGTCAGCATCTACCAGCATTGATAATGCCTCTTCTGCGTTTTTATAGAAGTCACCTGTTGAGTGGTCTCCGATACCCGACCCTTTAGTTCCTAAAAGATCTAAAGTTAAGAGTGCCTTTGATTTCTCCGCCAACGCACCCGTCCTTAACATTTCTATTAATTTTTCATTCATATTATAGTTTTTAATTATGTTATTTTAAATAATTCAAATTTGTTCTTAGGGGTGAATTTGGATAATGATTTCTCAATACCTTTAACTAATGAATTACACATAGTCTTGGTTGAGAAGTTTTTTACCATATATTTTCTTCCTACGAGTCCTCGTCTCTTTCTTTCATCTCTACCTAAATTGTACATTTCTCTTATAGAAGAAACAACATCATAGTGATTAATACGGTCATCAAAAATATAAGGGGTATTAACTGACCCATTTAGTGTTGTTGATGCTGGCCATACAGGACTTACCCACTCACCATGAGTAACTTTACCTTCCCACTTCTTAGGGTCATGGAGTGTACCTATCTCTATGTAGTCATCGGCCGTTATTAACTTACCATCCAATTCAAATCCACACTGGTCCTGTAATCCACCAGTGACATTTACTATTATTGGAGTACCACACATTACAGATTCAGCAGTGGTCAAACCAAAACCTTCATTGTTTGCAATGTTAATAGTACAATCAACTGTATTATAAATTCTATTTAACTTGTCCTGATCAAACTTGTCGTTAGTAAATTTTACATCATACTTAGGACACAACTCATTAACGACCGCAACTAAGTCAGTTCCGTTTTTATCTATAGACCTCGTATGCATTAGGAGTAAACATTTACTTGATTCTTCTTCAGTAAGTGTGTCACAAAATGTTTTGTATGAGTATATTACATCGGACGGTTGTTTACGTTTAATATTTCTATTATTAAAGAACAATATAAAATCATAGTCTTTGTCGCCGTGTATAAATTTCCTCATTTCATCATCAACCTCTACAGGTTTAAAAGTTTCAGGATTTATACCGTGAGGTACATAACTGACTTGCCACTTCTTCAATGGTTTATGAGTGACCTCCCTATTTGACATACCAACCCTATTAACTATACCATAGGTTTGTTTTGAAATACAACCTAACCAATCACAAGATTCGTAGTAATCCCTATTATAATAAGGATCTGGTAAGTCATCCCATATATGGTAAAAGAAAATGGGGATCTGTTGTCTTATTTCGTGCTCACTGTCGTATAACCATTGCCAATAGTGTGGATCAGTAAAATGTAAAATTGCGTCAGGTTTCTCAATTGAAATTAATTCCCGTAACCTCTCAATATTACCATAGCCGTTTGAGGGATATATTTTTACACTTGCGTCTTTTACTCCTGTTTTATTTCGTACATCGGAATTAAGATCAACAATTTTACCAAACTCAGGGTGTTTTATAGCGGCACCCAACTGAACCCAATCAAATTTATCCACACTACCTATGACCATTTCTTTTGACATGGTCGCCACACCTGATGTCATTCTCATGTCATCAGATAAAAGTAAAATCTTTTTCTTACTCATACTCATTTAAAATCTTGAACCACTAACGGCTAATACATTATGACTATCAATCAAACTTCTAAACTCTTCATTAGTGTTATATAAATCTAAAGAACGATTTACCAATTTTTGAAAGTTGAGTCCGTCAGTCTCTATTGTTTTGATTCTGAATTGTTTGTAAGTGTTTTCTATAACGTTAACTGTAGTTAACTTTGTCTTTGCTTTACTCATACTTGTATATATTTCTATATATATAATTTATATCAAAAAAATACCACGGTAGGTTAATACTGTGGCATTTAGTGGATTTATAACTTCACGTCTGTGAGTTACGAATTTTTCTTAGCCTCCTCAACCTTAACTATAATAGGACTGTTTGGTCCCTGTTGGATAGTTTTAGTTGTAGTCTCATTAGTTGTTTGTTGTGTGTTCTTTTTTTTACATCCACATCCCATAATATAAAGTGTTTTATAATAATTATTCGGTTTTATTAAAAAGTAACGATACTTTTATACAGTATAAATATTTCTATAGTAATAATCAATAGTTAACATAAACAAAAGTTTTGTTTTATTTCCGTTGGGGGGTTTCTTTTCTCATTTATTTTCTGTATATTTTATTATAATCAAACTCAAATAGAATGGAAGAAGTACAAAAAGATTTTAAAATGGTGAAGAGTGTATATAACTCTAATTTTGAAACCATAACTAATATTATGCATCTATATGGTATTGAGAAGTTTGATTTGGATTGTACGTACTCTAAGGGTAATTTTTGGAAAGGACTACCAGACCCAACACATAAGACAGATTTAATCCCACATTACGAACATGTAATTCAGTCTGATTCCGAGAACCTCCCATTTGAAAATGAATCAATGAGTGCGATAATGTACGACCCACCATTTATTATTGTTGGTAGTGGTAAAGGTTATAAGAAAAATGGACCTAATAGTTCCATCATTGCAAAAAGGTTCGAGGGTTACGGAACATATAATGATTTAAAAGAAAATTATTATAATACACTAAAAGAACTATACAGACTAACTAAGAAAGATGGGTTTGTGGTAATGAAATGTCAAGACACCGTTTCTGGAGGTAAACAACACTTCAGTCATGTTATGGTTATGAATATGGCATATTCTTTAGGTTTCTACCCAAGAGATATGTTTGTACTAACATCTAACGTTAGGGTTAATGCATTCAATGGAACTAAGTGGAAGAAACAACACCACGCTAGAAAATATCATTCATATTTTTGGGTATTTGAAAAACGTAAACCGAGGGTTCCTTATGACTTTAACCCATTGGTTCAAAGTGAAGATTAACTCTATCACCCACCTTAAAATTATCTTTACAGGTCCCTGAGGGGAATTCGATAACGTGATCACCTATTCCCGAATATCTATGTTCACAATCGATGTCACATGGTTGACAATCATGATGTATACCACTGATCCTTTTGTTGTTTACAAACATAATATCTAAAGGTATTAAACATCTTCTCATCCAAAAACGATGATGACCTTTACCCATGTTGAAAACCATACAACCATCTAAGGACTTACGCCCCATCATGCCTTGTTTAATTTCCTCAGGTGAAGTCATATATTCGGCATTAAAAATCTGATCATTAATCTTTACGTTCATACTTATAACTAGTTGATAATTTAATTTAATTTACGTATATTTTTACTAATTATGAAGTACAATGATTTATTTATTGGCGTTTTACTTTTCACCGTAGCACATTTCCTAACATTCTATCAGTTGAATGGTCAGTTTATATGGAAATGGTTTCAAAAAAACGAATGGTTAATAATTGTTAGTGGGTCTCTACTATCAATATTCTATGTGTGGGGAACTAAATATGCCGTTTCAGGTACAGGTGGGTTATTATGGCCGGCTAGATTTATAGGGTTTGGTATAGGTATGGTTCTATACGCAATATTGGTTAACCACCATTTTAATGAAGGTCTTAACACTAAAACAGTGGTTAGTTTGTTTTTGTGTTGTGCATTAATATGTATACAAGTATTTTGGAAATGAAAAAACATTTAGTAGTAATAGGACATCCAGATAAAAAATCAGAAATAGTAGGATAGTAACCTTTAATGGTAGACGTAAATAAAATAGTACAGTACAGAATGGTTGATGGGGATCTAACGTCACATAACCCTTCACCATATTATTCCCTTCAATACGTTGATATAAATAATTACAAAACATATATTGATGATATTAGGGAAGTCTCCAACCTAATTATAAAACAAATTCCTGATTGGGGAGATGCACCGACAGTGGAAACGGTTATTAAAAGGTTTGAATCGAAATCGTACACTTATTTATTTTACTATAAAGATAGGTGTATAGGGTGGAATTGGGGTAATCCTAATTTTACGTATAATTGGATTGATATTGATCAAGAACTAGGAGATGATGAAACTTATTTGGGTGGATGTTTTGTGAATTTGGATAAAGATGATAGACCTAATAATTCGGGATATTCTATGTGTTACTTGTTCTTTAAAGAAGAGAGTGACAGAGGAATAAAATCCATGTATGGTGTGACCGATGATTGGAATAGACGAGCATCTATTCTGTACTATAGGTTGGGTTGGAAAACATATAATTTTATAAAATAATTATTATGAATAAATTAGACATACAGTATCTCGGTATATTAGAAAACGTTTTACATCACGGTACTGAGAAAAAAGATCGTACAGGTACAGGAACATTATCTTTATTCGGTAGACAAATACGTCATAATATGAGTGACGGGTTTCCACTACTAACCACTAAGAAAATGGCGATAAAATCTGTCATGACGGAATTAAAGTGGTTTTTAAAGGGAGATACTAATATCAAATATTTGGTAGATAACGGTTGTAAGATTTGGAATGGTGACGCATACAAGAATTACCTAAACATTTATAATTATAACTTTAAAGATGATGATACTATTGAACCTCTCACCATGGAGGAGTTTATGGAGGACTTTGGGGAAGATAAAGAATTCAGAGACCAATGGGGTGAGTTAGGACCAATCTATGGAAAGCAGTGGAGAAATTGGACTGAATATTATGTTGAGAAATTCAATGGTGGTAATCCTATTATAGTAGAGAGAACTAAAGACCAAATTGCAAATCTAATTGAAGAACTAAAAACAAATCCTGATAGTAGGAGATTAATGGTTAATGCATGGAATGTTGGAGAGTTAGATCAAATGGTGCTACCACCTTGTCATTATGGATTCCAAGTATATACTCGAGAGTTAGGTTTGGACGAGAGAATAGATTATATGAATAAAGGTAAGATATCTAAATCTTCGGATTACTTTCATGAACATTTAGATTCAATGGGGATACCTAAACGATCACTCTCACTAATGTGGAGTCAGAGAAGTGTGGATACATTTTTAGGATTACCATTCAATATTGCATCTTATGGTATGTTATTATTATTATTGGCTGACGAAGTTGGTATGATACCTGGTGAGTTAATAGGAAATTTAGGTGATGTACATCTATATAAGAACCATATACTTCAAGCGGAAGAACAACTAAAAAGAGAACCACACAAATTTTTACCAAAACTAAAATTAAAAAGTTCAGATATACTGAACGGTGAATTTGATTATGAAATACTACACTATCATTCTCACCCTACAATTAAAGCACCCCTTAGTAACTAATGCAATTAATAACAACACACCCAATAAAGAAATCTGATTTAGGATTTCACGCAAACCTATTTGGAGGTAAACTATTAGCATGGTTAGATGCCGCAGGTGCCGCCTACGCCATGGAAATATGTGACACACCAAGAATGGTTACTGTTATGATTGATAAATGTCTATTTAAGAAACCCGCTAAAGAGGGACAACTGATCAAAATTTATGGAGATGTTGTTCACGTTGGGAACACTTCAATCACATTTTACTTAGAGGCGAGAGCACATAACGTATATTCAGGTAGTCAAACAGTTATACTACAAACTAATATTAGGTTTGTTAGAGTCGACGAAAATGGGGATTCAGTACCTATCTCAGAAAAAGTAAGAAACAAGTATGGACCAAAAGAATAATTATAATTTTCGTTTAGACATATTAAGAAGAAAGATTGATGTTTTTGATGATGTATTGTATGATTCTATCAAAAAAAGATTTAAGGATACTAACCTAATAGGTAAGTTAAAAAGAGAATGCCATATTACGGATATGTGTGAGAAACGTAAAGAAGAAATTTATGGAAGACTTGAAACTAAATGTAATGATGATGGTCTGCCACCACAATTACTTAAAGATATATACAACCTAATATTTGAGTACTCAATAAAAGATCAGAAAAGAATAATCGGTGAGAAGTAATGTTATTGATTTACATGGGCTAAACCGAACGGAATCGTTCATTCTTGTCGAAGATGAGTTATTAATCAGATCTAATAGTGGAACGTTCAGTCTAACAATAATCACCGGTAATAGTAAACCCATGAGAGATGGGGTTATCCGTATATGTGAAACACACGGTTTTAGTTACGTAGTGCCATCACACAATATGGGTGAAATAATAGTTAACTATTTTTCGTTATAGAACCCCTCTTTTTATAAGTTCTTTCTTAATTATATTCTTTTTTTTGTTATATGAGGGAGATTCGTACAGTTTTTTTAATTCTTCAGTGGAAGTATTGTCAGTAGTATAGTGCTTATAATACCATTTACTGTTCATTATTTTACCTTTAGAATCTCTCATGTATTCTTTAGAGGAAGGTTTAATTTTATTTGATGCCATAATTTTATAAATATTATTATAAATACCTATATAAATTACTAAAATAACACTACACAATTATTTTTTTTTCACCTAAATTATTGGTGTGGAGAAGGTATTCAATTACAAACAAAACAAGAAAACAGATAAAGGTAAATGTCAGGAGAAATGTTCTATTGACATATATCATTATGATGATACTTTAATACTTGAACTTTCATATCTATTCACATATATGAGGTTCGACGAGAGTAATCAGAATGAGTTCGAATTAAAGAGACGTGTCGAAACGGAACACAGGTTATCAATAGACCTAAATAGTTCTGACTTTCGTGTCTTCACTCAAACCACAAACAAAGGGTTCTTAGGTGGTAACAAATCATCAAATGGTAGAGATCATAGAAATAAGTTCTCACAATTAGAAGACATTACTAGTGTGGGGTTCTTCGGAGGATCTAAGAAAGGTTCTAATTGGGGTGTTAGGTACAGAAAAAAAACAGAGGAAGCGTGGAATTTAATAAGGGAAATAATTCAACCAAGAATAAAAGACGAATATCTATCAAAAAAAGGATACCACAAAGTCGAGATAGATCCTTTGTACGACCTAATTGTTGATTTTCATTTAGATAAAAAAAATATCAAAGGTCACGATCTAATATACATCGACATCCAAGAGGATTATCCAAAACAAAAATACCTAAAAAACAATGATCGTAAATTTGTACCCGCTGTTTTAGAACAGTATGGAATAAAAAATAGACAATTTATAGGTTCAATAAATAATAATGATGAGGGGATGCCGATAATAATTAAATCACTTAATTATTTTAGTAAGTTATTCGGTGATAACTATATCGATTACATGAATAAAATTGATTGGCATTTACATTGTTATAAGTCACCACCCAATAGAAAAGTTCACCCACTAAAAAATGAGACCGAAAAGAGAAACATGGTTAAGTTAATTAAAAGGTGGGAAGAAGAAGGTTTAAGATTAAACACAGATTTAACATCAGACGGGACATTAATAATGTCCTTGTATCGTTTATTTGAATTAAGAAACAAGATCGAAAAAAGGGGAATTGAATTAAAGTTTACCGCAACAACAGATTCAGAATTGGATACACTATTTGAGGAATGGGAATCCTTAAGAAAATACCTACAGAAAGGATATAGGGTTAGGTATCTTTTCCCCGAAGATTTCGTTAAATATGTTGAACAACCTATCAAGGTTGGTGATGTGGTATACCAACCCAAAGTCTTATCTAAAGAAGAGGAGTTTAAAGTTGAGGGACACATAATGAAAAATTGTATGGGTAATCAGTTCGCACATGGGATTGCATCAATATTTATCTCTTTAAGGAAGGGAAAAAGATGGGTGGATGTTCAATATAGAAAAGGTAAGAAAACCATGTGTTATGGTAAGGCAAACTCACCGACACCTTCCGATTTTAAAAGTGCAATAGACACACTCAACAAACGTATGGGTAACTTTGACAAAGTAAAGTGGGTTAAAGAAAAGTATGATTTGATATAAATTTTTATTTTTCGTATATTTTATAGTATGGTAGACGTAACAGAAATAGCAATAGAAAAAATAGTTGGTTTAATGATGGAAGGTGGTATAACACCTGACACTCACAACCTTAGGGTTGGTGTAAGTGGTGGCGGTTGTAGTGGTTTGCAATATGAAATGGATTTTGACGATAAGATAAATGAGGGAGATAGTGTATTTGAAGTGGATGCAATCAAGGTGGTCATTAATAAACCTTCATTACTTTATTTAGCAGGTACAGTGTTAGATTTCCAAGGGGGATTAAACGGTAAAGGGTTTGAATGGATCAACCCAAATGCATCGAGAACCTGTGGATGTGGGGAAAGTTTTAGTTTATAAGGTTTAAACCAATAAATAAAGTATTTATATATAAAAACAATCTAATGGAAGAATTAAGCAAAAAAGATATTTTAACTCTGATTGGTGAGAATCTAACCACCATAAGACGACCTGGGTATAAAGGTTTCGATGAATCTAAGGAGTTAGATGAAATGCCATTAAGACCAGATCAACTACCAAGCAAAGAAGTTGAACCAGGTAAACCCACAAAAAAATCTAAAAAAATTGTTTTAACTTTAGATAATGGTGAGGAGATGACATATAGTACATCTCAATCAGTTATAAAAGTTGACGGAGAAAATAAGAGTACTGTTAAGGTAACTCAAATACAGGCTGGTGATGTTATTGTTGATGACAATAGGAGTGAACAAACAGTATCAAGTGTGGATCAGAAAGAAGTGATTCCACCTTGGACGGCAATGTTTGAAATAGATAATGAGGGTAAACCAATAGAACATGTTGGGTGGTACCGATACGATAATGGGGAGGTTACTCCGATTATATTTACTTGTGAGTGGGATGAATTAACAGAAAGACATCCTGATTTGGTTAGTAAACTAAAAGAGAAGTTTGGTAAAGTTAAACTAAAAGAGCAGAAGTGTGCGTCCTACAAACCAAGAGGTAGGGATATTGATGGTGTAAAACCTATTCCTGGTGAAGATGGAGATGAGGTTAGTTTTGATAACTCAGATCAAGTACCAGACGCCTCAGGAAGTAGAACAACATATACTAGAGAGAAGATAAATAGAACATTTAATTCTGTTTTAAAAGATGAGTTGGTTGATGATAAAGATTTTGTAAATACACTAAAGAGAATAAGTTTACCTGAAATAGTTATACTTAATCCAAAACACAGAAATAAATACAGTGAAGTAAACGATAAAGAGATTACATTCCAGTCACACAATATAAATTTATATAAAACACAGGAAGAGTTCCAAAATACCACAAGGAAAACGGTTATGAGAGGTAGAACACCTGAGTATTTTGAAAGCGATGAGTACAACCCAAAAAAATCCAATAGTTTAAGAAGACAATACAATTCAGGATATTCTAATTGGTCTAAAACACGTTTTACTCAACAAGGTGCTGGATACGGTAAAACACCTGTATTCAAATTAGATAGAGGTGATTTTCCAAATGAAGAAGATTTTTCAGTAATGGTATCATCTGATTTAGAAATAAAAGGTATTGCTCAGGGTGAAGGTGAGATGACATCTGGATATAGATGGGAATTAGTCTATACCGTTGAATACGCAAAGAAATTACCTACTGATAGAGTAGCAAGAAAAATATTCAAGGATGAGGATGTATCAATAAATCTTTTTGTTGATGTTGATTTAAGTGAAGAAAAGGATTTTGATGGTAAAGTAGATAAACAACAAGACGGTAAAATTGTTGGTGGGGACACAGGAGATAATCACCCATTAACAGATGTTAACATTGTCCAAGGACTAAAAGAAATTTTAGATAACTTCAAGAAAGAAATGAGTGGTAAGAAACAATTCCAATTGGCAGCTAAAAGGGCTCAAATGACAAGACAGGATGTGGATACTGCTGATATGAGGTTAAATGAAGAAGAAATAAAAGACATCATAAAGAAAACAATAAACAAGAAGTAATATTGGTTTTGGTTCTATTCAAAACTATTAAGGGGTTCAATGTAAATTGGGTCCCTTTTTTCATTTAGTTGATATATTGTAAAAATATCCTTATATTAATAATAAAATTAAAAGTATGGTAAGTTTATTAAGAAAAGAATGGTTAATAGATCCAAAACTTAAAAAGTGGAATTCTGTTGACTGTACTGAGGTCGGTAAGTGTAACTGCAACACCGATAAAAATCATGTAGAACTTTGGGAACAAGATTCCTGTGTAAGAGGTAGAATAGATACAATAATTTGTACCCTGTGTGATACCATTAAATCATTTAGAATAGTACGATGATAGGTGGTATGGTGGACATGTCTTGGAACTGTGGTTGTGGTGCTCTTAATTCGGGCACAAGAGAAACATGTGGTTCATGTGGGAAACCTAAACCCACACTTAAAATTATCTATTAAAATTTTAAACAGATATTTATTGTTATGAAGATTGATTTTAAAAAGATACTTGAGGCGTATAAAATAAAAATTAGCCCAACTATAGAACAAAAAGATCTGGCACTAAAAAGATTGGAAATTTGTAAAGGATGTGAATTTCTTAAGGGTGGTGTTGAGGATAATTTTTGTAGTTGTGGTGCTTGTGGTTGTTTTATACATGGTAAGATATTTACTAATAAAGGGGATGAGTGTCCAAAAGGTAAATGGAGTGAAATAGACCGAGGACACTTTAAAACAAAAGTTAAAAACACATTAATATGAGAGCAGTTTTGGTAGGTAATGATTACCTTAAAGATAATAACGGTAATTTTAGACACTTAGAAAGTAACACTTCTGTTTTACCTTCATTTGCAAGAGCCGAAGACTATTTTAACAAGTCCGTATTTGATCAGTTTCTTTTAGATAATAACATAACAAGTATTGTCATTATAGATCCTTTAGGTTCTAACTTCGTACAAGATGGGTTAGACAAACAACATGACGGTAGTTCTCCTTACCAAAAGATTAGTCATATGTTATCTAATGTTTATGGTGAAACTCATAGTGTTAGTTTTATCACTCAAAATCAAGATGGGTCTTTACCATTGATCGAGGATGCAGACGATAAATTAATCTTAAGAATTGCATATGACGACAATGCTTTAGTTGATGAATCATACTGTAAAGATAATTTCGGGTTTCTAAAATTGATATCTGACAGTAATCCTAACTCATTACCTAACGTATTTTTTAATGACGGGAATGAAATTAGTGTAGATACTATAGGTACGACGATAACAAACAATGGTAACCATCCTAACTTTATTATTAAGGAAAGGTATCCTACGATCAACTATGGAAATTATCCTAAAGTATATAGAATTAATAGTGTTGAGGAATTAAACACACTTAAAAACGGATTAAATAGTAACGAATTACTTCAGGAATATATTTGTAACACTAACGATTTAATTGATGGTAAATTAAAAACGTACAGACATATTACAATACTATATGGAAGTGACCTATCAGTTTTAAATCCGTTCGACGTATTCTGTCATTCTAATAGGTTACCAATAACAGATGCTGTGGATTACGATGGTACAACAAATGAACTATCCCCATGGGAGAGACCTAAGTACTTACAAAAAACAGGGTCAACGGCAGCTTCGAAACTTTATACTGGATCTGAAAACGATAATGTTAAAAAAAGTGATGGTTCATTAGTTAAACTAAAAGATCTTAGAGTAGGTGATACCCTCTCAAGTGTTATATTAACTGGTTTAGGACCTGATGACGAATCTCATATTAATTTTGTTTCGAATATAAGTGATTTAAATCGTAGCGATATAGTATATTCGCCCGTATTTGATGGGCCATTTGGGGGTATGTCTTATACTAAAGAAGAAGGTCACGATCCAACATACAATAACCCAACCACATCTAACGAATGGGGTGGTTTTGCAAATACCAATACAGAATTATCAAACATTGGGTTTCCTGAAGGTGGTCGAATAACGTTCAATGCTTCTTGTGAGGGTAGTGCTCAAGTTATGTTTCTATTAGAGAAAGATGTATATGATGCAAACGGTAATGGTAATGAGGATACTGAACCCAATTACACAACCGATTCAGTCACTATTAGTGGTACGGGGACTACGAAATATTCTCTTGAGATATCTCCGACTAATGAATATAGTTCTTTTGTAATGAAGGTCATGACTCAAGATTTGGATGTCAATATATCTAATACTAAGATTACATCTTACGTAAGTGGACTCACCGATACTTCAGTTAGTACTGATAGTATTATTTCCGAAGAGTCGGGATTTTTTGAACACATAATAACCTTAAGTGGGGGTAAAACATATACCTTTTTAGGTAGAAGTCAAATCCTATCATCAGGACCAAATGAGGACTCGTATCGATTCATGATTGCGGATAATTTATTGGTTGGGTGTAAAGTAATAACAAGAGAATTAAGTGGGGGGAACCTTATTCCCGAAACGATAGTTTCTATGGGTTATAGGTACGTCCATGAAGTTGCATATAGTATAGATGTCGAAGAGGTAGATTACTATTTCAGAACAGATAGTTCTGAAACCCCTACACAAAGTGTTATTCATCACAATAAAGAAGTGATTGGGTGTGGGTGTTACTATAAACAACTAGAATGGGCCAGGTGCTTTTGTAACAGTCCATGTATTTATGCTCCGGGTGAGTGTGATGACTCCCGTGGATTCATAGATTGTTGTTCTGCGGCACCCATTTGTGATGGAGGTTCATTTAACGCCGGACCTTGCGGTGATTCAGGTAAAGAATAAATTAAAAACTAAGTTATTATGTCAGAAGTAAATAAAAATACCCTTTATAACAATAAAAATCAAATTAGACCAATTATTGATAAATCCTCTACGGAAGATAAAACAAGTATTGAGAACCTAACTAATAGTTTTGTCCAACTAATAAAAGACAAACATCTTTAGTATTTGATTTATTAAAATATTATTCGTATATTATTTATATGAGTAATATTGAAAAAATACACGACCAATTTCCCGAACTTGAAGTTCTTCAGGCAGATGGGTTCGATGATGCAATTATTGGTTTAGAACCACTAAGTGGTAAATTAATCTATGACATCTCTAAAATGATAGACGTACTTTTGGAAGAAGGTTTATCTCATGAAGATGCAATAGAGTACCTAGATTTTAATGTACTTAACGCATATGTGGGTGAAAATACCCCACTATATATTCACACTATAGAGGAAAGTTTATGAGTCTAAGTAAAACATATAAAAAGGCGTTGAAGGTTATTGATAGTTGTCACACTAAGGAACAAATCAAAGGAGCCACAAATTACGTAAATCTTTTTCTTAGTCACTTCACCAAAATGGGTGAGGACTCCGAACTAATAAAAATATACTATACGGAGTTAAATGGGTCGATTCAAAATAAGTTGAATGAGGGTTTCTAAGACCAAAATAAAAGATTGTTACATAATTGAGTACGATAAGTATTTCGATGAAAGAGGACACTTCTCCGTACCTTTTAATGTGGGTGATTTTAACAACCAAACAGGGTTAGACTTCCAAATAGTTCAAGAAAACGAATCCTTCTCAAAAAGGAACACTATAAGGGGTCTGCATTTTCAAAAACCCCCATTCGAACAATCTAAATTAGTAAGATGTATCCATGGTAAAGTCACAGATGTGATTGTGGATATTAGAAAAACATCTGACACTTATGGTGAGGTGGTTACGGTTGAGTTGGATGAACACGATGTTAAATCCGTATTTGTGCCTAAAGGATGTGCACATGGATTCTCAACACAATCATCGGCGGTATTCCAATACAAAGTTGATAATCAATACAATAAGGATAGTGAGTGTGGTATAATCTATAACGATCCCGATCTTAAAATAGAATGGAACGTAGATCATAACCCCAAAATAAGTAAAAAGGATTTATTACTTCCCTTTTTAAAAGATTTAGATATTTATTAGTAAACTATTATTATGTCAAAAGTCATTAAATTAAAACAAGAGGATCTTGAGAAGTTAGTTCAAGACGTAATTAACGAACAAGAAGAGTGGAAGGGTTCCACAGATCCTGAGATAATGCAAATGGGTCAAGAAGGTCCTGAAGAAATGGGTGACGAACCTGAGAGTGTAGAAAGTGACGAAGATGGTGTCCCACTTAGATTGGGTAAAGATGGTAAAGGTAATTATTTTGTCTTTAAAGACGACGGATCGGAATCACCAACAGTATTCAAAATAAATAAGTAATATAAACCCCACACAGTGGGGTTTCTTATTTAAAATCAAACTATTTATCAATATGAAGTTATCTTTTCTTTTTGAAGAACTGAGCTCTAAAAAAGTTCAGGCAATTATAAAACGTAAACCTGATTTTTTCCAAAACAGAGTTAGGTTTGTTTTGGGTGCAAATAATGGTGTGTTTGATTTTGAGATACATATAAGTCCTGAAGATATTGGTGACTATGTTGGTGGTGACTACAACATACGTAGTTACACAACTAAAGATAATAGAAAAGTTGACATTGGACTTTTTGAAACCATATTAGATGGTGATACTTTCGATATTTATGAAAATCACTATTACGATGGAGATTGGGAGTCAGTTTTAGATTATTATCTAAGTCCCGAAAATGAAGAGACAATTAAAGGTTTCGTCAATCAACTAATTAAGAGGGAAGGTAAGGAAATGGAGGACCATGAGGGGGAGACTTTACAGGACCTAATTGATCAGTACGACACTGAAGACCACATTAAAAATGTTTTAAGGGATAGTTTAAGTAATGCCCAAGCAGATGACTATGTAAATTACCTAAAAGACCAATTAAGAGAATGTTTGATGGAATATGGGAATATTAAAAGTTTTGACCATGAAGGGGTTACACTTAAAGTAGAATTCTCAACAATGATGGATATGTTAGGTCTCGATGTCGATGATGTAGATGTGATAGATAAGATGGACGAGGATTGTGGATACGACCCTAAATGTTATTTCGAGGAAATGTTTTATAAAAACACTTACGACTCACCTAAGTTTAGTCCTGATGATAGATATTCTGGAGATGCTAGTAACGATGATGTTAACGACATGATTAAAGAAAGATTAGGAGAGATCGAATACGATTATAGATTGAAGGTATGAGATTAATAGAAACAATTTACGAACTTATTCTTGAGGCGAGACCAAAAGAAATTTACAACAAATACTATTCAGACATAGAATGGAATGTGTTTCTTAACATAATAAGTTTAGACCCTAAAACAAAACTTAAAGAAATACCAAAAGATTATGAGATAGTAAAGATTGGTAAGTATGCTAAGTTACTTATTAAAATGTTTAAATCGGGTAAACTAAAACCCGAGGATTACCCGAAGGCAAAAGAGTACCTCACATTAGTCTACAAACACCAAGTACCTGTTGATTCAAACAAAGTAAAAGAACTCGGTGACTTGTATGCCCTTGTAGAGAAATACTATGTTAAGGATGGGGATCGTAATTATTTTGATGTGGTTAATAATTTGACTGATTCTGATCATAAAGTATTAATGAGTGGTGAGAAATGGATCATATACACCCCAACAACTGAGAAGGGAGCCGCTTACTTAGGTCACGGAACACAATGGTGTACCGCTTGGGGACCATATTCAACTAATGACCAATATAAAGGACGTAGTAACCACTTCTCACAACACAACAACAAAGGAAGTCTATATGTTATTGTGAAAAGGGACGAACCAACACAGAAATTCCAATTCCATTTTGAAACTAAACAATTTATGAATCCCGCGGATAGAGGAATTTCTACCTCAGATTTCTTTAACAAACATAGGGAAGTTACAAAATACTTCTTCCCATCATTGTTTGATGATACACCAGTCGACAGTACTGAATTAGATAGAATGGATTTCTTAGGTTATGTGGATGTGGCCACATTAACTGAAAAAGAGATTGGGGATACCGACAATAAGTTGGTAGAAATACTAATTAATAACAATGGTGACGAACTTATTGAAAAACTAAATGAGGGGTCATTTATTAACGACGGTAATGTATTAGATGTGTCGTCGGACCAACGAGACAATAATAGAATAGTATTTACACTTAGTGAGATAGGTGATGACGTTGAAACGACAAAATATGCGTTAGATGGGTATAAGTCCGCTTCAGGTCATTATTCAGATCACGGGGAATACCTTAGGAGTGACATAACAGATACTGACGAAGATCAGCAAAAAGAAATATTAACACCAATACTCGAAGCATTCTACGATAAAAATTATATCCCTTATGCAAACAGTCGTGATGAATTTATTAAGAAAATAAGTTTTACGTATTTTGATGAACTTATCAATGATCTTGCAGATGAATACTCACAGTTAAATGAGGAGGGTGTTAGGTCCGCAAACGAAGTTAAAGAGAATGAAATAACAAAGTATATAGACATTGATGAAGATCGTAATAGTCATGACATATACATACCGGTAATGAGGTTAGCTCTGTTTATATCCAAAGAAAATATTACACAAATAACCGATAGTGAGAGTTTATTTGATGCATATGTTGATAGTAAAGATCTTAACTATGAGTACGAGAACCCAATGTGGGAAATTCCATTAGAACAAGTATCACTTAAAGATATGGAAACCCATATCGAGGGTTACTCATCTAAATTAGAAGAAGAATTTGAATCACATCCCGAATGTGAAAAATCAAGAAACGAGTTACAAGAAATACTAAATAAGTATTTTACAAAATATGGTGGTTATAATACGATATACCGTTTTAATAACGAACATGTACAGGTAACAATACAAGATAAATTCGATTGTGAAAAGAATGGAGTACCTGTAGAGGTTATAATCGAAGAGAAAGGTGAACAAAAAAGAGAACGATACACAGGTACTATCTCAATTGAGAAAGTGAAAGAATACATTTCCATGGAACCCCTTATGGAAGAATAATTAGTATATTCTAAAAATATTCTTAGAATTTAGTTGTATATAATAAAATAATTATTATCTTTGTCAGTATAAAGGTAAAAATTATATATCATGACAATTAAAGAAATTCAATTCGAACCCCACCAAGTAGGTGGATTCAAATCCAAAACTAACATTAAAGATAATATAGATATCTCCATTGTATGTGGTCAGTTTTTCTACTGTTCACCGAGAGCTAACCTATCACACCCACTTGAATACGATTCTTATGAGATTGCCATTTTTAGAGATGGTGAGTTCACAAGGGAATTCTATGACGAGTTTCATGGTGATGATGTAGTCGGATATATAAGTGAAGATGAAATTACAAGTTTAATTAATAAAATAAAAAAATCATGATACCAAAATTCGAAGATTTAAATCCAAAACTACAAGGGTTCGTAATAGGTGTGGGAGTTACACTACTTACGGTTTTTACTACAGGAATATACTTAACACATTTTTAAAATGATATTATTTAATAATCTTAGATACAAAATATTCTGTGATATGGATGGTGTTCTTGTCGATTTCGAGAAGGGTTACTTTGAACTCACAGGTTTAGATATATCGGGTCAGTGGCACACCACACCTGAATTTTGGAACCCTATAAATGAAAAGGGTCAGGAGTTTTGGGACAATTTAGAATGGATGAAGGACGGTAAAAAGTTATGGTCGTATATTGAAGAATATTATCCCGTACTATTGTCCTCCCCATCTCGTAACGGATACGGATCGAGAAAAGGTAAAAACTCTTGGGTTAATAGAGAGTTGCCAGGAGTACCACTTCTATTGGAGTACTCAAACAATAAAAAGAAATATGCAGGTGAAGACTGTATATTAATTGATGATAGGGATTCTAACATAGAACAGTGGATATCTAATGGTGGTATAGGTATTTTACATAAAGATTTTGATACTACCGTAATTGAATTAGAAAAATTAGGATTATGATTAATAACACAAATAGTTTTCAAACAAATTTAAATGGATCATCAGTTGATAAACCATCACAATGGATAAAAATACCTTGGTTTGTATTGGCCATAGGTGTAACATATTTCTCACCAGAATTTGGTTTAATCCCTTTGGTAATATGGTTATACCATGTAGTTGACCTATACTTTTGGTCATGGACATATACCTCAGATTCCATTATTGAGAGAAGGGGTATATTAAACGTGAATACAGAAGAGATACAATACTTTAGAATAAAAGACGTTCAATTGTATGAACCATTTCTATATAGGTTAGTCGGGTTGTCTAAAATCATTTTAATCACCTCAGACAAAACAAAACCAATTATAGTACTTGATGGTATTGTGGATGGAGAAGGTAAACGAGAGATGTTTAAAACGTTCGCCCTGAAGTCAAGAAGGTCTGAAGGTATACGTGAATTTGACATTAGATAAAAAATTATGTATATTTATTATGAAACAGGTATTAACCATGATTTATTTAAGTTCGGTTGACTCGTACTATGATCAACAAACAGGTCTTGTTTATGTATGTAAATCAAAATCATGTAGGGACACCAATGAAGGTATAATACTAAAAGAGATGAAGGAGCAATGGTGGGAAAGTCTCACATCTTCAGATCTATCAAGGATCCACTCAAATGGGGGTTTGTATTAAATGAAATTTGCACTTATAGCACACGATAACAAAAAGGCGGACATGGTCGCATTTGTGTCAAAAAGATTACCATTTTTTAATAGGGAAGATGTAGATATAGTAACTACGGGAACAACAGGTAAACACTGTAAACATGCCGGTATTGAGAATTTAGAGACAGTAAATTCAGGACCACTTGGTGGAGACGCTGAGATTGCCACTAAAGTCGTTAATGGTGAAATAACGGGTGTCATATTTATGAGAGACCCTTTAGATAAACATCCACATGATGTTGATATCAGTATGTTGATGAGGTTATGTGATGTTCATAACGTCCCACTCGCAACAAACTACAAAACTGCGAGTATCCTTATTAAGTGGTTTAAGATGAACAACGTAAAATAATTATATGTTTGAGTACCTTTTTAATTTGTTTTTGGGTGGAAGTTTTTTCCTAATCATTATATTCTTGATTAAGAGTATTAAGAGTGATAAGAAAAAATAATCACTAGTATATATTAAAAATTTTTAGTATTTTGTTTGTATATTCAAAAATATTGTTATCTTTGTATAAGAATAAAAAATTAAATATTATGAAAAAGTTAATTGTAATGATGGTGTTAGGGGTATGTTTTACCTCTTGTGTTGAAACTAAAGAAGTACCTAAATGTCAAAGTACTGAGGTTGTGTCTGTGGAAGACCCGAACAAAGAATGGTTTGAACTTATGGATAGAAATGACGGTGTACAATACTACTGGTTTAAGGATAAATACTATACTGAAACTCAACTCGATTCAATCATGGAGGTTTTACACGTAAAGGTCACTGAGGAAATGATTAGAGAGTTAGATTCTATTTCTCAACTTTCCCAATAGGGTTACCACATAAATCCGTTTCTATTAAAGTAACTTCACTTAAATCACCTCTTGCAATAGAAACCGAAGGGTATCCACTATATCTATTATCACTTTCACCCTCTTTTTTTATTCTAACGTAAGGTACATCACTATGAGATCCACTACTGTAGTACTGTTTAAATTGACCTGAAGGACCTACTAAAGGTACCATGGAAAGAGTTATTTTATTCTGATTACCTTTACCCTTTGCAAAAATTTCTTTAGCCAAGGCAGTATCAATTTTAAATGTTTGTGTTCTTTTACCCCCTATTACTTTATCTGAAGTTCTACCAGCTTGACTAGTTATTTTGTTATGAAGATCAACGTTAGGTTGTTTTATTTTTTTCGCGTCAAACTTGAATGTCACACCAAGAGGTACTATTTTCATATAGTATTTATATTGTGAGGCGTTAATTGGTCCGGCAGTATCCTTACTTGCCGCTACCATTTTCTTTAGGTAATCCTCATCAAAAATATCATTATCCGAATATGTCAGTTGGTTTGGTTTGTTTTCTTTGTAGTAAGATGGTACAAGGTCTTTATACGCTGCGTATCCACCAATCTCTCTAATTGTCTTTCCGACAAATTTATATCCGTCCAACCATTTTCTTTCACTTGATGGACCGTTTTTAGGGTCCCTCCTCCATTTGTCAAATTTTGTCGTTTCCCTCTGGATCGCAGAAGTAACTTGACTCGTATTGATCCTAGCAATACGACCCTTTACAGGACTTAACACGTCAGGTTTAACTTCAGTGGGGCGAAATCCATTTACATCAAATGTTCCATTATTTAAGTTAGCTATACCTAATGGAACCTTATTCATTAGTAATTGGAATATTGCCTGATCACATTGATGTCCTTTATCTTTTATCCAACCTATCATAACTTCTAACCCAATTAGACACTCACTCTGACTTGTTGCGGTTACTTTTAACCTAACAAATTGTTCTTTCTTATATTTTGGATCCTGTGGATTGTCTCCTAACTTTCTATCGTAACGTGTGGAACCTACAATAGTTTTAGGTTTTGGAATTTCAGGGTATGTAAATGACATTCCCCCATTTTCTAATTTTTTAAAGAAAGTATTTAAATAATTAACCAATGACTGACCTCTTTTAGAAGAAAGGTAACCTTCAGGTACTGCCTTACCCCCTGATTCATTATCTGCGTTTGTTACCTTAGATTCACCCGCTTCAACCTGAATACTTAATTTAGTTTGAGGGTTTTTAGCTAAGAAATTTTGAATAACCTTCATTTGGTTATTTAAGTTTTGGATCTGGTTACTTGTCAGTTTCCAATAACCCGCTCTCCAAACAGAATTAAAATTAACCGTTTCTGTTTTTGTTTCAGGATTAAACCCAACGGATTGTTCATTAATTGTTTTATAGTCACTAATTAATTTTTTAACCTGACTTTCTTTAAGGTGTATTTTCATAGTATCTTGATATTACTATAAATATCATAAAAAATATAATAAATTTATTTTGATATATCAACAAATAACTTTATATTTGTAGTGTAAAACGTTAAAAAAGGTAATTATGAAAACAAATAGTTTAAAATTTTTAGTATTAATCATACTTTTCTTTGTATTTTCTTGTCAGAAAGAAGAGTTATTTGTTGAAGAAGATGTATTTGTTGAGGAAATTGTAGAACCTTTATCTATAGAAGGTGGTGAATACTTGGAGGTACCCGAATATCTATCCACACCTATAAGTGGTTCAGAATTAGTTATACCCACAATTATAATAAATTACATACCATCTAATGATGGGACCACTATTAAAGATGAGTTTGCCGAATTGGAGGCGGTGAGAGATTGGGGGGATAATGTTGTTTATGGTTTAAGTGTTGAGTCGGTGATGAATTATTTTAAAGGTAGTGACATTAGACAAAAATGGTCTATGGAAGAGGGTTCTAGATATCACGGTCAAGAAGATATCAACTCATCACCGTACTTAGGTTTTGATGTAATTGAATATATTAATATATATGAAATGGATTTCACTGAAGATGGTCAAATCGATTATTTTAAGTTGTTTGAAAAATTAGGTATTGAAGGTAAGGTGGAAGATTTAGGTGTAAAAGAAATATGGTTTAATCATTTCCCTGATGGTTATAGTATACCTGAAAGTAACATGAGTAGTCCCCATAAAATATTTACACATAATGGATTGTTAACTAGTGATGTATCAAACAGTTACCGTAATGACGACGACTTACCAATATATGATAAAACATATGTGGTCTATGGACAAACAGGTTGGTACGCTAACAATGTACACAACAGGGGTCATCAAATTGAAGCTCAGTTAAGTGTGTGGGAAACATATAGAAATAATTATGATTTATCTTATTTGTTTTATCAGAAATTTGGAGGTTATCCTGAGGGTGACCCACAACCATATTATAGGGGTGGTAGAGTTGGTTTAGTACACTACCCACCAAATGCGGATGGTGATTACCATTATGATAGTGATGTTCCTGTTGAGAGTGATATATTAGATTGGATACCTAATGGGGGTGGATCTACTAAAACAATCAGTAAAAGTGATTGGGCATACCCAAGAACAATGGAAACACCCACACCCACTATTAATGATCATGGTAAATTTGGTTCGTATGGTGGTAGTTACGAGGTTGGTGGAGACCCACATGGTGGTTGGTTAATATACTGGATGCAGTCTATACCATCTAAGGATAATAACATTCAATACGGGGAGTACACAATAACAAATTGGTGGGATATAATCTATAAATGGGACGAAACCATAACGAATAACCATAACTTGTTTGAATAAATTTAGTATATTACAAAAAAGATTAGTATATTTGTATTAATAACAAAAAAAAGTAAAAGATGAAGACATTAGTAATTCACCCCAATGACAGAAGTACGTGGTTCTTAGATGTTGTTTATAAAAATATCAAAGACCTAACCTTAGTAACGGGTAATGTAAGTAGAAACGAAGTAAAATCAATGATAAGAGATCATGATCGTGTTATGATGATGGGACATGGGTCACCAGGTGGTCTGTTTAGTGTTGGTCAGTTTCCTTCTCAATCTAATAACGGTTATATTATTGATGGTGAGATGGTAGAACTTTTAAAAGAGAAGGACAATTCTATATTCATATGGTGTAACGCCGATCAGTTCGTTGAAAAACACGATCTAAAAGGTTTTTATACGGGTATGTTTATTAGTGAAGTGGGTGAAGCAATGTATTGTGGGTTACCTAAAACGAGACAACCTGAAGTAGACGAGTCTAATTTCTCCTTTGTTGAAATCATGGGAGAGTGTATAGACAATGACTCAACTACCATATACACTATTGCCAAAGAAAAATATGGGGAGTTAGTTGGTACAAACCCTGTGGCAAAATACAATCACGAACGTTTATATCTAAATCAATAAGTTATGGTATCTGAATGTTGTGGAGCCACTGAGTGGATTGAAGGTTCAAATAGATGTGGGGATTGTAAAGAGTGGTGTGAATTTGTTAACGAAGAATAGAGATTAGTATGGAATGGTATTTAGAGACAGATATAATGATTGCGTACCTAGTAGTCGCTATCGGTATCATAGGATTATTATTACAGAATAGATACGGATATAATCCGAAACTTAGGGATATGGAAGATCCTCATATTATGGACGCCATAGATACCTTTGGAACAATGATGAGTAATGTCTATTCTTTACCACCAGTTAAAATAGTAATTGAAGATCTAAGTAATGAAAGTGCCGTTTACGTTGATGGACCTATTGAGGCGTGTTTTATGCCTAAAGATAAAAACGGTTCAAGAATAATTATTGACTTAGAGAGATTAAAAAGTGATGGTTGGGACCTAAGTACCTTATGTTCTGTTGTAATTCATGAGTATACCCATTACTATGACTGTTCCCTTTTTGATGATTACAAAGATTGGTTAAAGGATTATGAATCCAATCCATGGCACTACGAATTACGTTCCGAACAATCTGAAAAAGATTACACAAAAACACTTATGAAAGAGTATTGTGAACTTACTAAACAAACTAATAGTTTGTAAACTCACTAAAAAATAAACTATATGGCAAAGTATAAATTAGAAATGTATGGATGGGAAGTTGAGTCAACAGGACATTCAATTACAGATGAACAGGTCAAATCTATTGAAGATTTAATTAAAACTAAGGGTGTTGATGAACTATGGGAAGTTCGTTTCGACCTTGAAGATGAGGGGATAATTGAGGATCTTTATAATCCTGATTTATGGCACGTATCAAGAGCATCAGATAATGGTGGGTTATGGTTTGTTGTAAACGATGAGAATGGTAAAGAGGTCTTGACTTTCAATGGTGAGGACATGAATGATTTTTACGAAGTATTAGGTGATGATGCCGATGACGTACCATATGAAGGGTACTTAGCAATACCTGGTGAAGGTGATAAATCAAAGGTGGAAAACATATTTGTAACCTTTGATGAAAATAAAGGTGGTGTAGCTGAGTTTGAACCTTTTGAATCAGACACAGTACCAACTGCGAAAGATTTCTGTTATCAAAGTGGTGACATTGGAACACCTGAAGGTGATTGGGATTTTGTCTCTAAAGTATTTTTTAGGGGTAAAGAGTTGGATGTTTATGATCACTTAGATAATCGTGGTAAATCATCCACAGTCGAAATTTACCGTAAAAACAAACCCACAATTTCATAAACGGTTGATTAATTCAAATTATTTATCTATATTTTAAAAAAAGTATAGTATGGATAGTAATGAATTTGTAATATGGTTAAGAGGTTTCGTTGAAGCGTCAGGTACAGAATTAAGTGTCACTCAACTAAGTACCGTAAAAAATAAATTAGAGACCGTCACTGAGGTTGAATGTGGTTATAATAATCCATTAATACCCCCAACTTACTCTCCACCTACTATTTCACCAAACACCCCTTTTGATACTCCAGACAAAATATGGTGTTCCACAAATACGGGAGGAGTTGATTTTAACTAATAGAAAATTTAAATTATATGATTAGAACCGCAGAATGTGTATCCCCAATGCACCCAGACAAGATGTGTGATAGAATTTCGGACACATTATTAGACCTACACTTAGAACAAGACCCTAATTCACGATGTGCAATTGAGACATGTGGTGGTTTAGGTGAGGTTTACATTACAGGAGAAGTTACCTCTAACGCGATAGTAACAAGAGAAAATATTGTAAAGGTGGTTCACGATATAACTACTGACGATTCAATTAATGTAATCATTAATATTAATACCCAATCACCTGAGATATCACAAGGGGTTGACGTTGGTGGTGCGGGTGATCAGGGGATCATGATAGGATATGCATGTAATGACAACGAACAAAAATTACCACAAGAATATTTTTTAGCACGTGAACTGAATAAACTTGTATACCAATTTTTTCCATATGATGGTAAAACCCAAGTTACAATAGACGGACTTAAGGTACGAGTCGTATGTTCATTTCAAAATGCACCTAAAAATAAATTAGAGGAATTGGTTGTTTTATTCTTTGAAGAAAGATATGATAAATATACCATACAATCATTACATTGTAACCCTGCAGGAGATTGGAACATTGGTGGTTTCACTGCAGATGCAGGATTAACAGGTAGAAAACTCGCAGTAGATAACTATGGACCGCGTGTACCTATTGGTGGTGGTGCGTTTAGTGGTAAGGACGCAACTAAGGTTGATAGATCGGCAGCATATATGGCAAGAAGAATTGCTGTGGACTATCTAGAGTTATATGGTGGTGATGAGTGTATTGTAACCTTGGCGTATGCTATAGGATACGACCAACCATTACAAGCAACAGCAGACTGTAACGGACATATCGTACCTATCGAAGGTTACGACTTAACCCCTCGGGGTATAATAGATTTCTTAGAGTTAAGGAATCCGATTTACAAAGAAACTTCAATGTTTGGTCACATGGGATGTGATTTTACGTGGAAGTAGTTGACTATTAAAATTATTTATAGTATATTTGTAATATCATAATAAAAAATTAATTTTAAACACATGAGTAAGAAAGCAGAAATTTTCGAACAGATTCAAGAACACTTCACAGCGTTCACAGAGAATCACAATGCAACAACCAAGGCGGGTGCAACAAGAGCACGTAAACACATTGGTGAAGTTAAGAAATTAGTTACTGACTACAGAAAGGCGTCAGTTGCTGAATCTTAATATCGTATATCGAGATACACGATAATAGAAAACCCTCACAGAAATGTGAGGGTTTTTTTATTTAAACTAATATTTGTGCCAATTAGAATTTATTACCTTCCCGTAATTCATCTACCTCTTCTTGAATCTCCACTAAATCTTTTGGGAGTACCAAATCTAAACCAGACTTAATCGATTTCTCTAAAACCCCATCAACAAATATGAGTAGAGTCGGAGCCATACGGATCCTATATTTCTTTTTAGCATTTGGTGCTGATTCCACATTACATCTAAGATAGGTTACTCCTTTTAAAGATTTCCATTCCTTAAACTCATTTACCTTATTAAACTCAACCCAAAACTCAACAACCGTTATGGTGACCTCATCATCACCAAATGGATGTTTTTGTTGAACTTCAGATTCAAAGTTTGAATCATTAATCCACTGTTGTGAATATAATTGTGTAGATATTAATAAGGATAGTAATATAATTATACCTCTCATTTTAGTTCTTTTTTTGTAACTCATACAATCTCCCATCAATCTTCTCTAACTCTCTCAATATAGACTCCACATCTTCTTGAGTATCCATAATGGTTTGTCTGATCAACTCATCTTTAAGATCATATTCTGTCCTAGTTATGTTTGGTTTGGGTAATTCCTTAGCTTCATTGATATCGGACTGTAAAGTAAACCACATACCTACAACAGTCGCAACAAAGAATAAAATAATACCAATTGTTTTTAAATCTAATGTAATTTTTGTCCCTTCACTTAATTGTTTGGCCATGATTATCTTATCTAAATGTATAGTTTAATCCGAATGTACTGTAGAAAAATTCTGTATCCCACATTCTTGTATATTCTCCTTCAACGAAAATTCCTAACTTTCTTCCTACTTTCCAACCAATGTTAGCACCGAATTGAAAATCGTTCCACTGTTCAAATTCAGAATCTTGTCTTAATCCACCTTTACCCCAATTGTTTCTATTACCATAATCGAAGTCATCATCACCCATTACGTAGGAATGGTAAGGTAATATGTAGTTACCATAAGCATGTGCCCAAAATTTTGGGGTGTAGTGATAGAAATCAAAACCAACTACAGGAGACACTAATCCAAACTGACCAATTTCATCCCACATTTCATTGTTGAAGTCATTAATTAAATCTCTGAATACACCATCTCTAAATTCTAAATCTGAATCAGCCACTCTTTCACCATCTTCGTTTTGCCAAAACCAATCGTTTCTTTCTACCTCGTCACCAGTAACTGGATCTATGTATGTTTCTGTATAATATTGGTCCGTATAACCATTATCATATCCTAAAGTGTACCAAGGGTTTATTGGGTTACCATCCACATCTTCTTCATTTACCCACACTTCAAATGGATTATACCCATACGCTCTATCATGTGTTCTGAACATTACACCGCCCGATAAAGAAAATTTCTTACCTATTGGTAATCTTGCTCTCACTTCCGCTGATTTATATTTGAAATCGAATGCACCTTGCTCTCTTGATTCTAATTTGACTATATGGTATTTACCTGTGTGTCTAATGAAGTATCTTGAGTTGTTCCAAACATCACCTCTGTTACGTTCTTTCTCCCAATGAAATAGGTATTCAAATCCTTGAACTGCCGATGTAGGGGCGGACAACGCAATTTGTCGTTCTCTATCAGCATTACCTGTCCAAAAATTACCGGGTTTTCTTTCATAATCAAACCTAGCTAACTTTCTAATACCAAAACCTATTCTATAATCAAATGGGTTATACTCAGTCCCGTCAACTACAACAGGTATACTGTAGATACTACCATTATCGTTAGTTCTTACAAAATATTCTTTCCTTGCTGGTTCATACGAGTTACGGATGTCTCCCGCCCCATAAATTGTTCCATATTTTAAAAAATCATTGTAGAATTCCTTAAGAAAAGAGTCTTTTTTCTCTTTTACTTCCTTTTGTGCAAGTGCGGGTGTCGCACATAGAATACACATTAATAATACTATTACGTTTCTCATCTTTTAATTAAAGTGTTTTTTAATCATTATTTTTACTTTAACTATAAATATCTGGCCTTTATTAAAAAAATATTATTATATTTGTATAAATAAATATTATGAGCTACCAAGATATAATAAGAAACCTAACACAGATAAAGGGTCTATGTGATGATGATTGTCCAAAGATGGCATCGGAAAGGATAAGTTGGTTGATAACCGACATAAAAAAACACACTGAGAGACTATCTCTATGGGATAGATTAACTTCCTTAAATAAGTAAAAATGAAAAAAAAATCCACTTACAATATTGTATTTGCATTATTTTTAACATTATATATACTCTCAAGAGTCATTAGATATATTATTAATAATTAAATTAAGTAAATTATGAAACTTTACGACGTACCAAGAAATAGTAGAATTAAAGTGATCAGTGATATTAAGGTTCCACCCGCAGCACCCCATATCGAGGAACAGGAAGAACTTAATTTCAGATCCATAGATGGAATGTATAGTTATTGTACACGAGACAATGGTGAGGTGGTTCATTTGGTGGCTTGGGCGGATGTTGAAGTCATAAATAAGTAAATTAAACTATTTATAGTATTATGATAGAATTTTTTAGACATATATTTGGATTTTGTGGTGAACACTTCCACCCAAATGTATGGACTGCAATGGCATCGGCCCCGATCATTGCAACAACAGTACACTACATAAAATGTAAGTGTGGTGGTTGGTTCTTTCATAAAAAGAGTTGTGATGAGAAAAATAATTAAAATATCCCTGTTATTCTTATTGGTATTGAGTTTTACTTCTTGTGCATGTTATCATTGTCCAAGAGTATACAAAGATCGTAGTGTCCCAACCGGCATACATGTACCCCTCAAAAAGAATACAAAACAAAACAAGTACGGACCAAAAAAACCGTATTATGGTAAACCTGAAAAAAGAACCAGGTTAAGACCTTGGTAATTACCTAAACTATTTAATCTTATACCCCTAAAACTTGACTTTTCCGTTGTTTTTAGTTATATTTTTGTATACTTATATTAATACACTAATAATATCTAAAAATTGAGAAATAAATTGTTTGACGACTTTGAAACACCTTCCGAATTTTATAATTTTGACGATGAATTTAAACAAAGTTTAGATAATTCATACGACATATTCACGGGTAGAAGGACCTATGTTGAAATTATATGTGATTCTGAAAAACCTCACTTCTTTTTCTTTGAACCTACCGAGACCCCATCTAAAGAGGATATCGAGGATCTTGTTTATATATACGAGGACTATGAAGAATACGAAAGATGTGGAGAACTAATGAGTTTAATCAAATGTCCAATTGAAAGATAAGATAATATATAGGTTAGTTACAGGTATCCTAATCGTGTTAGTTATTTTAATTGTTGGGGACTACATAATCGCGTATAGCGAGGGTAGACCAATCAATGAAAAAATAATTAACTTAATTCACATAACTATTGCTGGTTTAATTGGAATTATAGGTACTTATTATGGTATGAAAAATAAATAAAATGAGAACACAATTCCTACAAAAATTAATAGAACAGTTTCCGAATGATTATCAATTAGGTCAGGCGATTAGAAAGTATCACCAATTGAGATCAGGGGGAAAAATAAAACCAGATTGCGAGAAGATTGTATTAAGATCAACCTTCGACGATAACTAAGTAAAAACAATGAGTCACGAACAACAAACTAATGGAACTCCTCAACTACAAGGAGAAAGAAACTCTTTCAATCAGAAAGTAGGTTCTTATAGTATATTGGGTAGAACTAAGAAAGTTCTATGGTCTAACAGACGTAGGTGGAGAAACATATAGATTGATAAAATACCTCCTTTTCTAATAGGGAGATATGGTTAGTACTCTCGAGTACATAATATTAGGATTAAATACATTTAAATATAATATGGGAAATTGGTTTAAGAAGGCCGGAAAAACTATTAAAAAGTCTGCCGATAAAGTTGCAGATAAGGCGAAAGACACAACTAACACGGTTGTCAAAGAAACTACTAATGCGGCGAACACCGTTGCGAAAGAAACTACTAATGCGGCGAACACCGTTGCGAAAGAAACCACTAAGGTGGCTAACACAGTTGCCAAAACAACTACAAATATTTATACTGACTCTAAAAAGGCGGTGGTAAAAACAACTAACGTAGTTGCTAAAAACACTGAGGAGGCCGCGAAACAAGGGTTGGATGTTGCATCTGATACTTGGAAGGAAGGAAGTTCACAAGCAATTGAGTTTGCAAAAGATGGATTAGAGGCGGTTGAGGACGCTGCGGAGTCAGCAGTTGATTGGTTAGATGAGAACGCATGTTACATAGGATTGAATATGGCATTAACAACAGGTTGTGTTGCGTACTTCACACCTAAACCAGCACCGGCAGATCCAGGTACCGTTACATCAACCACTATTAGTGCGACTATGTTGGCGGCGATGGCGTCGGTAGGTCAGAAAGTTGCGATAATGGTAGTATCTAAAGAGGTTGGTAAACTTTTAGCTGATGGTATATTTTTAATACCAGGTGTGAAAGGAAAGTGTGATAAAGAATTATTAACAAGAGTTCTTACTAATGTAGTTGGTAAGGCGAACCCTATATATGCTACAGCAGCACTATCAACACCAGCGGGAGTTGGATTGTTTGTAGGGTCAGTAGTTTCACCAATTGTGGCAACACTAATTTGTGAGGGTGTGGTACCAAATGGGTTCTCTAAATTAGACGATTAAAAAAAAATATAAATATTTTTATTATTTTATTGATTTAATAAAAAATGTTTTATATATTTGTACCAACAAAAGGGATAGGTTGAACAAAATGATACCGATTAACCCCTAACGTTCTTTAAAATATTGGAAAGTGACAGGATAACGATTGATCATCAATTTCCTGAGTGTATTGGAGAATAAACCTTTGGAAGGAGGTTAATCCACACCGACAGTAGACACGTTCTACTATTCTGGCTGAAGTTCGCAAGACTGATGTTGGGGTATCTTGACAGAGAAGAAGTGGTTGACATTAAAAACAGCAAGATAGCTAACTTTCAAACTCATTGTGAGACGATCGAAAGATCAACCTCACCTTGTGACTGAATAACCCTTCTGTTTGGGGGTAAAGTAAACTATAAGGGGTTGTACCCGCATTATTAGATTAACAGTCTAATGTTGAACTAAAGTAAAATTTAGTATAGTTGTATGAGTAAAAGACACAACAGAATGATCATCTAAGGCTAGCATACCTTAGTACACATTTACTTTCCTTTTTTATTAAACCCTTTTCTGGTAACAGTTAAGGGTTTTTTTATGCGGTAATATCAAAGAATTCCTATTATAATTTTGTATATTCTAAAAAATATATTATATTTGATGAAATTTAAAGTATGAAAATTTTTGCAGTTAAAAACGGTATAAGGTATTTCAGAGAAAGATTAGGTTCTACAGACAATAAAGAGAGAAAGATCTATTACAGAAATGAACTTTATAGGTTAGAAGAAAAACTATATAATTTACAATTTAAAGAAGACGAAAAACATTATGGTGAGATTATTCAGGAACGAGAAGGGACAGATTAAATTATTGGAAGGTGAGGTCGAACTTGTGGGTTCAGACGGTAAAAAGATAAGACACCACCCAACTAAATTCTCAATATGTGGGTGCGGAAAAAGTAAAACAATATTATGTGATGGTTCACACAAACCAAAAGAAGATGAAAGTAAAGAAAGTTGATACACCATTAGAGGTTGTTTCCAAGGAAGTTCAAAGATGGATTGATAAAACAGAAGATGAGAACGCAAAGTTTCCTCTTCATGCAGTTTTAGAAATAATTAAAACCTTATCTGTAGAGGAAGAAAAGTTTGCGGGTAAAATGTACGATTATGGTGCAAGTGGTTGGTTTGGATATACCACGGGTAGAAAGTTTTATAAATCTGAATTTTTGGGGGATGGAAAAAAGAAAACCAAAGAAACTGAAGAGTTGGGAGTTTGTCAAGGATAAACGACACAACCTATCAACACTAAAAGACTACGATGATCCATCGAAATTTTATTACCAATTTGATGGGTATGTTTATTACCCAGCGGTACATAAGATAGATTTTGATATGTTACATCAGGGTTAGTTATGTTATTTAAGTTAAAATAAGAATCTCAAAATAAATAAATTATGAATCACTGGTTAAATGAGGGGAAACAAATACTATCTAAACCCCAAGTAGACGAACAAGAAATAGATGAAATTAATGGTATAGAAAGAAAACCCACCTTGGGTTGTATGATCATAGTTATAGGTACAATTATATTTTGGTCTATGGTTTATTGGTTATATAATCTAATTATCAGTTGATTATTTATAAAAAAAATCATATATTATTAATAACTAAAAAGAATGATAATGGGAAAGACTAAATGGTTTAGAAATATTAAAGATAAGGGTTATTTAGATTCGACCTTCATATTGTTAGGGTTAGCATTAGTATTATCAGTTATTATGTTAGTTGGTTCATTAACTAATGGTTATGAATCACAACCAATCAAAGATAGTCGACAAAATGACACTGTATTTGTAACCGACACAATTTACGTAGATCAACTAATAAACTTAGATAGGTTAGATAGTATAGAAGAGATATTATACTACGAAGTGGTTGATAATCAATTATATTTGTATACAAAGAAAGATTCCATTCAGGATGAAATAGAAAGATACCATTACATAAAAAGTTTAGACTCCGAAAGTGAAGGGTGGGATTAACTATAGTTTGTATTATAAAAAGACCAAAATAAATTAATGAACAATGTCAAAATTTAAATTCACAACAAAGAATGGTACCCATGTTTCTGCATGTGAGACTAACACTGAAGAAAAAGCGTGGTTATGGATCTCTAAAGTTAAAGACCTAACCCTAAAACAATCGAAAGATTTGTATAATATTAAAAAATTAGATTAAATAAAAACAAATGAGTGAAAAAAGTTACGTCCGTAAAATTGAGACTTGGACAATCTCAGCTGCAAGTGAACCGATTGAGGTTAACATAGAAGCATTAAGAAAATGTGAACCACCATATAAGGGTGATTCAGAACAAGAATTGGTAAACTATCTACAAAACGAAGTGTGGAATGAATATGATTTTTTAGATAATGAACACAATAAAGAAGTTTATGGTGAAGATGAATTACAAGATTTAGGTATGGAAGATGCCTATTGTTCAAATGAGTTCTTTGATTCTCGTAATAAAGGTGAGGATGCATCACTACAAGTAGGTGTACCAAATGAGGAGTGGACAAAAACAGGTGGTTTCCAACCATTAGCATATGGAGAAAACGAATATTAATATATATGGACAAAGGACAACAATACGAACAGTTTCTATCTGAATATCACAGATTAGATAACCAAATAGGTCAAATTAAAATGAATAAATTTGATTTAAATGCAGAGGACCAAAAGAAGGTGGACCTATTAGAAAGAAAGAAAACCTATATCATGGGTAGAGTGGAGGAGTTACAAAGAAAGTTTTAATTAATAACCCGTGATGAACCATGGAAATTGTACAAAAATATAATCAAGTAACTAAACAACAGGAGTTAACTGGTTCAGAGGAGATTATCACGGATCAGGATGAGATCAAAAAACTATATGGGGATATAAACTACCGTATAGAAACCAACACCTTAGAGAGAAAATTAATTATAGAGGATAATGTCCTCGTACTCAAAAGAAGTACCCTAATAAAGACTCGTAGAGAAGGTAAACTATTCTTTGGGAAGAAATTAGAAGTTAGATATCTAAAAATAGATTTTAACACCGGCAATTTTCTAACTCTATATAGTTTCGGGGGGATGAAAAAGAAGAGACAGTTAATCATAAGAAGAAATTGTTTTGATAAGTTGGAATCGTTCCTTGATTTCAATAACAGTGAGTTTTGGGATTCAGGTATATTCAAACATGTTGTATATGGTGAGGGGATTTTAGATAACCATACCCTACAAACACCAATTACCGAATTTTTTAAGAAGAACTACTCATCTCCGTGGTTAAGTCAAGACCTTATGGGGTTATTTACTCGTATTTTTATAGAGAAGAAGGGAATAAAATCACCAGATAATGATATTGATAGACTAATCACATGTTTCTATCCCACACAGAAATTCCTAAAGAAAAATAGTAATAAGTTGGTTCAATCTGTATTGGATTATATGGGTATGAAAGACAGTTACACTGTAAAGTTGGTTCATAAGTATTCTGAATTGGATTATAGGTTATTAAAAACTCTTCACCACGTATTGGGTGGATCAAAGTATCTAAGTAATGTGAACGTAAATGTGTTTGGGGGAGACTCTGATTTTATAGATCAAGGAGCGGTAGTAAATGATCCAAACATAAATAAATTCAGTATACGATTATTAGAACAAAATTTAAAAGAACTACCTGAGTTAACTGATAAAGAAAAAGGTAACTTGGTTAAGGTCTTAAATGATGTGACAAGTTTCACTATATTAAAGAGTATACCCTACCATATGATCATGGATCATCTAAATATGATTGGAAAGATACGACCTTACGATCCAAACGTAGGTTTACATTCAACCACATTTAGAACATTCGACCAAGAGCACACCGAACTTTCAGAAGACGTGACTAAAATACGTAAAGGGTACGTTGTTTCTTATGTGTTTAATCCTTTAATGGTCAAAGATGTGGAAACACCCTTAGGTCTTAATGGTGAGTATGTACCATACATACTTAAAGATGAGAACGACTATGTTGAAGAGGGTAGGTATATGAAACATTGCGTGGGTTCTTACTATGATAAAGACAAGTCAATCATTGTGTCTTTAAGAAACAACAGTAAGTTCACATTAGGTGGTCGAAATGAAAGATGGACAGTAGAGTTTGATACAAAGAATGGTAACCTGATACAATGTATGGGTAAACAAAACACTCAACCACCAACGTTTATATTGGATATGGTTAATAATAATATATTAAAGAAAACACGTACGTGGTCAACCGCCAATAAATTGAAGTCCGTGGAGAAAATAATAACCCCACTAAAAATAAACGGAAAAGAAATAGATGTGTCTGAACACGAAAGACACGATATTGATTTACCATTCTAAAATAACAATATGAGTAAAGACGAAATTAAAGATTTAGAGTTTGATGTGGACAGCATCGATTCGTTGGAGGTAATAAGAGTTACCGATAAAAGTGAGTACCAGCTCGTTTTCAAATTAGAAAAGGGAGAACACTACCAAGACATAGAGTTTGGTGTGGGTGAAGATGGTAACTCACTAAGAATATTTGTTAAATAAGATGGGAAAAGTTAAAGATCATTTAAAAAAGTACATAGGTTATTACTTCTTGGTAATGGCGTCTTGGTTAATCTATGAAGGAGAAGGATGGGGATGGTTCCTTGTATTAGTTACCTTCCTAAAGGCACCACCATTTGATTGGATCGGTAGATTAGAGTCGTGGGGTGGGGAACTATCTTATAAATGGGGGATGAAACTAAGAAGGTGGAAAGAACAACAGGTTAAACCGATCAGAATATTAGTCACAGTTATCTGTATCATTATAATAATATTAATTTTTTGGTTCACACCTGAATGTGAACTGTGTTAACCCCGAAGGGTCCGTTTCGGTCTGAGGCGGTCGTTAGGGTAAAACGAGGGAGTAAATTATGATAAAAGACATATATACGTACGAAGAAAACATGCATCTTATAGACCATGTGATCAATGAGTTAATGATTGTAAGAACCACACAGGAAATCGAGGGGTTCGACAAGGCAATTATGATAACGTTCCTAACTATGTTCCCATCAGTATCTAAAAAGGGGGATATAATAGAGGAAATGTTTAATAAATATTGTGACGACTATACGGTAAAGGAATGGTACGAGAGTTTATTCAAAGTAAAAATAACAAAGAGATGATAAGTCAAAAAATGTTAATGGATAACATCAACAGAGATGATGTATGGGATAGTGCAAAACACGATTATGCCTCGATTCTATTAGAGACTTATGATTCAGAAGATACAAGGAAGTTCCTATGGGATAAATTCAAAACCACGGGGGATTATTACTATTGTTCAATACTAAAAGGATAAAATATGTTCGGATTATTCAAAAGGAAGAGTAAAAAAGAAAAGTTAAGAGAGAAGTATACGTCTTTACTAAAGGAGGCGTTTCATCTATCAAAGATAAACAGGTCTCAAAGTGATAAGAAGTACGCTGAAGCGGATGAGGTCCTAAACGAGTGGGGAAAATTATAATGTTAAAAGAAAAAAAGAGATGGGTTAATATCCCTTCCGTAGGTAGAGTAAGATTATATACAAAAAAGATAGACGTAAATGGTATGGATCATTTAGATGTAGCAAAGGTAAAGTTACATAACGTATGGTTTATATTCGATATAGAATCTGAAGAGGTGATATCTCAGGGACTTACGTGGACTGATTGTTTAGACATGTTAAAATCGGGGGGACTACTTAATCAAAAATAGAAGAAATGTATAATAAATAAATAAAAGATGGAAACAAAACCAATAGAGTACGTTTATGTAGGAAGAATAATAGATCATTTAAATAGGTTTGTGGACGATTACCATAAGATAGGGGTATCGACCAAACTTATGGCAAGAGAGAAACAATTAAGTCCCACTCATTATCCCCATGATGTTCAGTTAGTCAGGATATTTAAAACAGAAAATATGAGAAGGACTGAAGCGATACTACACACTTGTTTCACAGACTACAGGGTAAAGAAGACCTACAATAAGAAAAAGAAAAAAACGGAATGGTTCTATATAACAGAACCTGAGATATTGGACGCTAGGATTGATAAGTTGGTACGTAATCTGCCGGGGGTTGAAGAAGTAGATATTGAAGTTGCAATTAATGCAGATAAGGATATACTGAAGAACGATAAGAAAGGAATGATCGATAACCATAGGAAATCGAGAACAAGACTACAGTTAATATACAAGGGGGAAAATATAACTAAGAATACATCAACAGATACATACCTCACTACTTTAGGTTTGATTGCAGAACAATCGGGGTGGGATAAACTAATGAACAATGAAGTTAGGATAACAACCACTAAGACTGAATTGTGGGAGAGAAATCCAAGTTCAAGTGAGAGTCAGATAAAATTATATAAGAAACATTGGTTTTTCACGGGGAATAACAATGAAGTAAAGACAAAGAATCTTAATAAACTAATAAAGAAACTTGATATAAAGGATATGGAGGTTTCCATATTAGAGTATACACCAATATAACAAAGAAATGAGTAGTAAATTTAGAGTTAG